TTAGGATGCCATTCTGTGCTTTTCTATCCAACAGTCTATATCAGATTCAAGCCATCTCGCAATTTTTCTTTTGCCCTCTCCAAATAACATAGAAGGAGGGAAGTAGCCTGTTTTCATCCAGTCATAGATAGTTGACTTTGGAAGGCTGGTTTTTAATTCAACCGCCTTCAAGTCAAGCAAACGACTTTGCTTTTCTGACATTACCCCTCCTTACTTTCCGCTTTAACTTCATCTACATATTCAATTGCATCTTTCATGCTGAGAAAGCCGCATAACTCTTCACTACAATTTTCATTTTCAAAGACTGTATATGCGAAGACGTTACTCTCATCTATTTCGATAAATAAGCCTTTGTAAATGAACCCAGTAGTCCGCTTGGAGATAAAGAGCTTTACGTCAAAATAAGCCATATCAAATTCACTCATTCCACCCAGCCTCCCAAATCTAAATAGTTTTGACTCCAATCATTAGCGCAATCAGAAATAAATGTTTCCTTTTGCAGTTCATCCATTGCATTCCAGTCATCTTCATCAATGAATTCACTAAGAGGGTAAAAATCTTCCTGAGTGGCATTTGCAATACCAATTGCCATGTAGAACCGAATTTTTAAATCTTTAAATGCTTTTTCACTCATCCCTCAGCTCCCGATTCAACATCCAACAACATGCTGCCTTCCTCTGGATATTCGGTCATCCAAAAGTAATAGCCTTTGCCACTGTGCCCATCTTCAAAAAATTTAATAGTTAGTTCAGTTTCAAGTTGATCTAAATCATTTTCACCATCTGGATTTACAAATTCGAGAAGGCTTTTTAATTGGTGACCATTAAGAGTTATGCTCATTGTTCAGCTCCCGATACGTTAGGCACACTATGAAAATGCATCCAGTGTGAAGGTGGGTCATTGTGATAATTTGCCCAAACACTATTTAAATCTTCATCAATAGTCATATAGTCTTGTTCCGGGGTGACTTCAGGTGCATCTGCCCAACAAATAAGTACCATTGTGTCAGTAGGTGGCCACGCATCTTCCACACTGATCCAAGTTGGCACTGCTTGAGCTTTGAGGGAATCTATTTCTGCATTTAATTTGTCTTGATGCTCCTGTGCTTGGTTTAAAGCGGAATTCAAAGCATTTAAGACATTGTCTACTTGAAAAGGTTTAAGCTGAGGATAACCCTTTGTTAGAATTAACTCTCCATTCTTAAATTCTTCAATAGTCTTTTTTACACATCGTTTAAATGCAGTACTGGCCCCTTCATTTGACCAAATCATAACGTCTTCAAAAATATGGAAAGTTAGTCGCTCGAGAATAACTTCCACACTTTTTAAATTTTCTAATTCATCAATGTTTTCGTTTTCAGAATTAATCATTGTTGCGCTCCCAATTCGCCGAAAATTGCCGGAACGTTTTCAACCTTTCCTATTTGAATTGAATAGCCAAGATATTTATTTAGCTTTTCAATCTTATTGATTTTCGCTGCGTGGTTAGGTTGAAATTCGAATTTACACCAGGTGTTAAGCTCATCAACTACAGCTAATAGATCATTTAATTCCTGATGAATTCGTGCCTTATTATTGAGATTCATTTCAGGATGTCTTTCATCCATACCAAACTGAGCAGTTTTTAAGGCAATCTGGGCTATTTCTGATGCTTCTTCAGCTAGTTTCATTAACAAAAATTGCTCATGGGTCATTTTGCTCATGAAGCTTCTCCAATTAAAGGTAGTGCCTGTTCTGCATCTGCTAGACTTGAGAAGAAATGAAAAACCAAAGGTACTGCTCGGAGGATTTGAATTGTTCCAAGATATTGACCGACTGGTTTAGTGATTTCGTGGCCAGTACCAACACATAAAATGTTGTATTTAATTTTTGGCATTTCAGGATCACATAACACCCAAAGTTGTGGATCACCTTGTTGTGTATCAATACAAAGTGCCTTGCTTCCAGCTGGCATTTCAATACTTTGGTTGTCTTGAATAGCTAAAGCATATTTATGGATAGTTTTGGTCATTAGCCTTCTCCCAGAAAAGTTGTCTCTAACCACCAGTTTTTGTTTTCTTGAAGATATTTTTCATGATCTTCTTTGCTGCCTTGCCACTCTTCAAAAGTGATTGAGTCAGCAATGGATTGACCAACTTTAGGGAAAGCCTGCAATGCTTCTTTCTTAAGACGATATACAAGCTGCTTGCCAATTTTTTGTGATGGAACAGGGTGGAGAAGTTCTGAATCAGGTTCTTCTGGAATATTGACTGCCCATAGTTTTTCTTTATTCATGCTGCATCCCCGTTTTAGCTAATGTTTCAATGTCTTGTTTAACTGCCTTAAGTTTTGCTGCTTCAATTTGAATAAGGGCATCGATACCTAAGTGCTCACATACTGTTTTTACGTCTAGGCCACGTTCAGCAATAAAGTTTTGAAGTTCGTCTCTTTGTTGATCTGAGATGCCGTTAAATTCAGGGGGACTAATCCAAGTGCCACGTTGTTTATCAAACGTGCAATTCAATGCTTTAGCTCTCATTAACATTGCTTGTCGCATGTTCTGGTAATACATGTGTTCTTTATCAAGCGACTCAGTTAATTGATTAAGGTCACCTGCATGCTCAGCTTCTTCACAGCTTTGTTTCCAGTTTTCTAGCTCTTCTTGGGCTTTAGCTGCTGCAAGTTGTGCAGGCGTTAAGGTGTTAATGTGGTCTTTAGCTTGAGTAATCAGGTCAGCCAAGAAAGTAGGGTGTGCTTTAAGATCAGGTACCCATACTTCACCGGTTTCACCGCCTAAAGCACCAGAGTTTTTCGCATGATGTGTAGGTGAGGGTTTGAAATTAATAACGCGGGCATTTTTACCTTCACCAGTAGTAACAGTTGTTAGATAACCCATGACATCTGCGATACGGTAAAGCTCGTTACGGTTTTTACCACCTAGATCTGGGCGGTAAATAATTTGATCACCGTTTTGATCTTCTGATGCGTGTGCAATGAAAACAACATCTTTACCTAAACTGATCAAAGTATTGATGTATTGCTTGAACGTTTGGTTCGCTAAACCTTGAGCCTTTAACTTTAAAGAGCCATCTTTTTGACGGTTATTTGCCGTAAGTAACAGATGGGTTTTAATGCATTCAAGCATTGCACCCACGGTATCAATGACTACGGTTTTATATGGTGCTAAGTCCTGCGGAGTAAGGTTAGCTACATCACTCCATTGTTGTACCTGTACGACTGCACCACGCCGTAATTCACCAGTACGGTGAGCACCACGGTCAAAGTCAAAAGAAATTGCTTTTTCCGCAGTAAAACCCATCGATGATTTACCTAAACCCGGATCAGCGTATAGGTACACAATAATTGCTTGAACCAATAAAGTTTGGTCAGCAGTAATAATCGGTAGAGCCATTTTTCTTATCCTCATCTAGAGCCGGTGAAGCCGCGTTTTTGCTTGTAAGCTTTGCGGTCATAAGTAGGGATATTTGTTTCACGCAGTTTTATAGCGAGCTGCTTTCTGCGCTGAAAATCGATTTCTTGGGTGAGTTCATTCCAAACTTTTGGATAAGAAGTTCGGAACCTGAACACATTTAAAGGCGTCTTAACTCCGTCTTTAACTTTGTAAAGAACTGAGCCATTAGCATTAGATGCGTACACTTGCCAGCCAATACGAACAGAGTAGAGGCCCTTATCATCACGGCCTAAAAATGACTTGTAGCCGTCAGGGTGCTTTTTGAAATTAGTCATCTTTAAGCCTCCACCAACTTGTTACGTTCGATGAAGCCTTTTAGAAGACCATTGATGTTTCGGATGTCTTCAAATTCGGTGAAATCGTTATATGACTTACCATTAATGTCAGTGATTTCATTTACAGTGAGTTGGGTAATATCAACAGCGGTGAATTCAGAACCTGGAACGCCGTAGCTGTCTGGATAGGCTTCAAAATCAAAGCTAACGTTTAAACGGAAGCTATCTAATTTGATTACGGCAACGCCAGAATGTTTACCTGTGATTTTCGCGGTTAACACACCGTAAGTACTTGGTTGAATTTTAGGTGTAAAAAGAGTAGGTACTTCTTTTGTTTGGAAAGCTGGCTGCAATTGGCAAGCAACTAAAGAACCACCAGAAATTGCAAGAGCAGCCATGCTGACAAATGCAAATGAGTTGAAAGGAGGAGCTTTTACGTTCATAATTGATCTCGCAGTTTTGCAAAAGCACATCGGACCTGGGGAGGGCGGTGTGCTTTTTATTAAGGAATGAGTAAAGAATACTTTACATATTATTTGTTGTAAAGAGGTATTTACAAATTATTGTATATTACACTAAACAATATGCTTTAATAGACAAAAGAAAACCCAACTATCAAAGGTGATAGAAATGAGTCTAGGCGAAGAAATGTTTGAATGGCGCAAGCAGATGGTTGAGAAACTACTGCTTCAGGAAAGTAATATTGATCAACTAGAAGAAAAAGTTGATCGTGCTGAAAAGATTCTTTTTGGTGATTGCACAGCCGCTTTCAAAATAGAGTGCACGCTTCGGAACGCGTATGCGCTGAAAGCTATTCTTGATGACTTTGCCACCAAGAATAACTGCAAGGTAAGTATAGTAGAGTGTGAGTAATCAGGGTTAGCTCATTCCTGAAATGGGTTTTGATGTGGCTTTAGGCTTTGGCTTAAGTTCTTTTAAAGCTTCTTCTACCGCTTTCAGTGATTCCTGGTAGGTTTTAACCCAAAGATCAGCACTTTTTATATTGATGGTTGAAGGATCAGTATCAGCAATGGTTGCCTTAGTAAGCTCTAACGCTAGAGCTTCTATGATTTCAGTTTTCATATTTTCTCCGATATTAATGGTTATTTAAGATCAATGTTGGCACAAAGTCTTAATCCCATAATATCAGGGAAAATTTGAATATATTAAAAAAGAAAACCCACCGTGGTGGTGGGTTCGAAGGGGGGATTAGTTGTAATTTTGAGGAAGTTCCCATAATGCTTCTGTCTTTAGACGCAATTTTTTTTGATTTTCCTTGAGACTATTCTCAATTTCCTTTATTAGTTTATGTTGTTTTACTATTTGATCTTTAACCTCTTCAGGAGGATTCGGGATCTCAATATTCAAAAACATTTCATCAGGAATACTGCGTCGTCTCTCTACACTGCCTTGCATTTTACTTTTGTATATTTTTCTTAGAGAATTAGATCTCAAAATCAAATCCAAATATTCTACATTAACTTCTCGTTTTAATCTAAAGATTTTGTATGCTGGGCTTACGGCAGCAGCATCGTAATATTTTTGAAATCCTAGAACACCTTCATCTATAGGGAACCCCATTACAAGTTCATTTTTAAAAACCTTTTTATACCCAGAAATATCAGAACTTGCGACTCGTTTTTTAAATTTCTCATGCTGATCAATTAAGCCATGTTCCATAGTGATACTCATAATAGGTATATTTGTATCCTCTCCCACTTTGACTTTGCCAGACAAGGATAGGAGTTCTTTTAGTTTTATAGTTGGGAATTTTGATTTTATATGTGAATTACTATAGTGAGCATAATTATAAATATAATCATTGCTTCTGATTAATTCTGGATTAACTTTTAAGAAACCTAATTCATTATAATATTTATCAAAGTCGCTCTTATTTAAATCAGCAAAATCTAAATTTTTTAAATCATTTTCGTCAATTTTTCTACGGAAAGAATCTAAACTTAGGCCATCATTTGTCACATTGTAGTAAAAAACGTCAGAATTTGTTCTACCATTATGACAGTTGGTAAAGTAGAGTATATTGGTTTTAACTTTTGCATATGGCAGAAAAACTTCTTTTGGAAGTGAAACTACTGCTTTTAGTTGGGCGTTTTCAAATAAATACTTCCTTACTGGAGCTAAAGCGGCTTTAAAAAGAAAGCCTTCAGGTACTACTAATGCCATTCGCCCTCCTTTTTTTGTTGCTTTAAAGCAATGTAGAACACATACTCCATCACCATCGTTTTTAGCTAACTTATTCTCATATAAGTGAGAATAAGAAGTTTTTTGAGAAAATGGCATGTTGGTTATAACCACATCATATTCAGATTCAATAGGGTTTTGAAGTGTGTCTATCTGGCAAATTCCACTATGCCCATCCCCATGCAGAATCATATTCATTTTTGCGAGTTTTGCATTTGAGGTAATTTCTCTTCCAAAAATAGTATTATGTTTAAGCTTGATTTCTTCACTACTATTGTTTGCAATTAAAGTGTTATCTTTTATATGATCAAATGCCTCTGTTAAAAAACCACCTGTCCCACAAAAAGGGTCATAGATCTTTTCACCATATTTAGGGTTGACTAAGTTAACAATGGTTTTAGTTATGTGACGTGGAGTAAAATATTCTCCTAAGTCATTATTAGTTGCTGTAGCTTGCTGTAAGAAATACTCAAAAGCATCTCCTTTAATATCGGTATCTATTGATGAGAGTTTTAACTTATCCAACTCTTTGATCATCTCTTTAACAGCAACAGGGTTGGTTAGCTGTAAATTTGTAAAAACAGAAGCACCATATTGTCTATCAATATCTTGTAGTATGTTATTAGTTGTATTAATTAGCAAATCATTATCGAGACTTTTGAGAGAATTCCAAATACCTGTATTAGCATTCTCTGTATACAATTTTAAAAAAAGAATGTTTGCAAATTCTGAAAGCCTTTCTATACCAGCTCTTAAACCTTCACCTCTTAGTGAGTTATTTAACTTCTTGAAAACATTAATTAACTCTTTGCGAGAGACTAAAATTTCTTTAGGTGTAATATAAATACCATTTGTTTCCTGCAATATGAACTCTTTAGCTTCATTTACTCTTATTAATTCATTAACCTCATTTTCATCAATAAATAATGGTTTTTGGGTATACAAATGCCGTGTTTCGCAGAAACCATTATTCATTGCAAATATCAAAGGTGCATCAAGCATTTCAGCATATTCGGTTGCCTGATCCAGTGCTTTTGTTAAGCTTTTTCCACCTGATTTCGTTTCAATTACACCGATTGGCCGCTTATTTTGTGAATCGAAAAGAACATAATCGGGTCTTTTTTTACTTTTCTTGAGAAACTCATTATTAACAATTCTTAAGATATCTGATTCAAAAAAGACATTTTTGTTTGGATCTTGAATGTCCAAGATCCAGCCCTTGTTAATCAAATTATTGTTAACAATAAAACGTGTATCTTGCTCAATATTAGACATATTGCATAATCCCAATATCTACTATAAAAACTATTGGCAATCTACACATTACACACTAAAACATCAATAAATATTACTATCTAATAAGTGATATACCCCACATTTAAAAGACTGTGTCGGGTTCACAGCTTATTAATCTTTGGTGTTATTAATTTTCTGGCCTAGCTTTCCTTCTTTTACCAACTGCACGACCTGCTCATTAGTAAGCACAGGAATAAAGACCTTGTCGCCAATATCTTTGGAAAGAATCTTCACTTCTTCGGCTGTTAGCACCAAAGCTTCACCATGTTTAGCTGCATCATTGATACGAGCAATAATCTGGTTGATTGGTAGTTTAGAGTTGTTCATAAGTCTTCCTGTGATTAATGCGAATAAGGATGTTCTTGTCTGTGCTGACTTGGCGGCACGATATCTGTAATAGCGGTAATACTTTCAACTTCATCCATGTCAAAAGATAGGCGTTCGCCACCATTAACAGCCAACAAACTCAAAACCCCACCATTTATTCCAACAAATTCCTTAATTGTGCAGCGTCCATCCTTTAAGCACACTTGTACAAATTCAGTTGGAACTGGTTCAGCATCTGGATCGCAAACTACATACCAACCGTTCCGAATTGCTGGAAACATTGAGTCGCCAGTGCCTTTAATACCATAGGCTCTTGGACCCGCTGTATGAGTTGGAACATATCCATCACCTGCGTTCCCATCATATCCCATATCTGTGAAATACCCATCCATACCCATCTTTGAATAGGCTTTAACAGGGACATATCTTTTTTGAATAGGGAATGGCTTAGTTGGTGTTTGGACAAATTTAACAGCTTCTTCACTATCTGGAATATTGTACTTCTGCTTAAAGGCTTCAATATCAAGAACATTTAATTGTGCACCACCACTATCCAATTGTGTGGCAATCATTTTATTGCTTTGACCAGCTAGCCAATCTTTAGAAACCCCTAAGAATTCGGCAGCTTTAACTAAATTTGACCCCTCTAACTCTTGGGTTGGGCCGTTTACCCACAACCCAACATTAGCTCTGCTCACGCCCGCAAATCTAGCCAACTCAGTATTTTTGAATCTTTTACCTGTCTCAGATTCATAGTGCTTTATAGCTAAAGACATTCGCTCTTGAAGAGTGCTCATAGTGTAAATCTCATGGCTATTGCCATAAACAAAATGTAAAGAAATCTTAACTTTTCATTTGTAAAGCTTGCTAAACTTTTAAGAGCAAAGTAGACTTGACAAAGTAAAGTTGAAATTGGAATTAATTATGCGAATTGAGATGAAAACATCTGATGTTTTGGCTCGGTTCAATGCGCCAAAAATCGCAAAACTCTTAAAAATTAGCCGTCAAGCAGTCTACCAGTGGGGTGAATTTGTACCTGAAGCTGCTGCATTCAAGTTGCTTGAACAAGAACCAACACTACCAGTTAAGAGGGTCTCATGAGTCTTGAAAAAAAATCTACGCATGTGCGCTTATCTCCCGAAATCCATGAACGAGCAAAAATACTTGCTCATGTTAAAGAAAAGGATCTCGCGGCCTATCTAGGTTTTCTTATTGAAAAAGAGATAGTTGGCGAGTGGCATGTATTCAATATACAAGCAAAATCTTTCGAGCGTTTGGGAATGTCGGCTTTAGTACGGGAATTGAGTACAGAAGTCAGCTTTTCAGAGGGATCGGAAGGGATTAACGGGATTTTAGACAAATAAAAAAGCCTGATTTCGTCGATCAGGCTTAGTGTTCAAACAAGGTGGATTAAATGAACCATTCAATATTAGCAGACATTGAACTAAATCGGAAGATTAGTTTGTTTCAAAAAGCGGTTGAGGCTTATGCAACAGAACGCAGTTTAAAAAACTCGGTCGCTGTAGCTGAGGCTAAAAGTAACTTGGAGCGTCATTACTATGAATCCTACAGCTTTGCGGTTCATAAGGGAGTATGAGCATGGAGTTTATGAAGGTGCGAAATATGCACGCCAGTATGGTGATCTTCAAAGGCTTTACGATGCTTCAAGTGATGAATTCTTCATTGAAGAAATCAACGATGCTTATGAAGAGTTTAAGAGGAGCCTAATATGAGCTTAGATGCAACTCTATGGGCTTGGAAGGCCCCTGTTAACTCTGCCACCCAAAGATTGGTACTTGTGTCTCTAGCTGATAGAGCAGGTGAGGATTTTACTTGCTATCCAAGCGCAGAAAGACTTCACAGAGATACATTGCTAAACAGAAAAACCATTCTGAAAGTTATTTCCGATTTGATTGAATTGGGTCTTGTTTTGGACACTGGCAAGAAAATTGGTAACGGAGTGCGTGTACTAAAATTAGTTGGTGTTGATGGTCGTGAAAACCAACCAACCAGTACCGAAATTGGTACTGGTACCGAAATTGGTACTGGTACCGAAATTGGTACTGGTACCGAAATTGGGATACCTACCCATCCCAAAAACGGTACCTCTACCCATCCCAATTTTGGGATACAGAACCTCCCAATGAATCTACCAAAGAACCTACCAAGGGAAAAAGACAAAAAGTCAAAAGCGAAAAATGAGTATTCCGATGATTTCGAGAAGTTCTGGTCTGCATATCCAACTTGTAAACGTAAATCAGACAAGTCTGGCACTTATAAAACTTTCAAAAAATATGAATCTGAGTTTGAGATTGAAAAATTAATCTCGATTCTTGAAAAACAAAAATCCGATGTCTCTTGGACAAAGCAGGATGGTGAGTTCATTCCATCACCTAGCGTTTGGCTAAACCAAAAACAATGGGAAAACGAGTATTGGTTTCAGGTCAACAGCTCTGTGGTAGCTCCTGATTTCTCTAATGCCCAATTGCAATATGGAGACTGGTAATGAGTACAAACATTCAAAATATGACAATTGAGCAGAGTGTGCTAGTCGCTTTGATGACAGTGAGCCATTCCCTAGAGGTTGTCGCAAATGATCTTACCGAAGAACATTTTTACGCTGGTCGTCACAAGATTATTTACAAGGCAATTGTTGAGCTTGCTAATGCTGATAAGCCATATGACTCAGTATTTGTCTGCAAGCATCTACAAGAGCGAAATCTTCTCAATGACATTGGTGGAGAAGAGTATTTAATTGAACTTAACAGTGCAGTTGGTAGCGTACACCACCTGGAATATTTTGTTGCTGAGTTGAATAAACTTAAGCAGCATCGCGAAGTTGAAGATATTGGTCTCTCGATTGCGGAGTGCGCTAAAGATCTGACTATCACTGATGTTTACTTGGCTGCTGAGAATTTATTTAGTTCATCTAGTAATTCTATTGAGCAAAAGCAAACAGGTTTTGATTTTAACCAGGCTTTAGAAAAAACACTTGAGCGATTTGAGAAAAAGATTGCTCAGAAAGAACAAAAGGGCTTCATAGGTGTTCAGTTCAATATTCCTCATCTTGATAATCTTTTGGGAACAATTGAAAAGGGTCATTTTTGTGTAATTGGTGGTCGTCCGGGCAGTGGTAAATCAACTCTTGCTCAGATGTGTGCAATGCAAACTGCTAAGCGCTACAACATGCCAGTCTTGTTTATCTCTGCTGAGATGGATACGCCGACCCTAACCAACCGCATGATCTCGGCATTAGGTGCAATCCCGTATAACAATCTTCACAATGGGGATATCTATGATGGGATGTTTGAGAAGCTTACTGGAACTATTGCTCAATTTAGAAACCTACCAATTTTTATTGAAGAAAAGCAAAAGCCAACGATTGCTGAAATCCAAAGTTATGCACGTAAAGCGAAGCGCAAGTACAAAGCTTTGGGCTGCATCATTGTTGATTATATCGGCTTAATCCGAGACCCATCTAAGAAAGATCGCGTTCAAGAAGTTGCATCAATCAGTCGTGACTTAAAAGCTATGGCAAAAGAGTTTGATTGCCCAGTAATTGCATTGGCTCAGCTAAACCGTGGAGCAGAAGGACACAAGCCAGTAGCAAGTGATCTTAAAGATTCTGGACAGATCGAGCAGGATGCAGACCAAATCATCATGGTTCATCCATTACTCGAAAAAGAGACTAATGCGCCAACTGGTGTAACCGAGTTAATTATTGCCAAAAACCGTCATGGCAAGCGTGGATCTGTGAATGTTCAAGACCGTTTAGATATTTGTCGTTTCGTAGGCATGTCATTCCCAGTGGAAGAGAGAGGTGCAGCGTGAGCGTACAAGTGCAAGTAACTTCGATCGATCGCCAGAAGATGCAATTCAACGTAGAGGCGATAGATGGTTCAAGAGTAATTCTCAAACGCGCATTCAACTTCAAGACTGAAACGAAAAAGCATATTGAGTCAGTGATTAATAAAGAACTTAAGACATTCAACAAGCCTTCATATGGCGGCATCGAAATTGTATTTATGTGTCCAGTAGGAGTGTTCTCATGAGATTAGCAAATGATAAGCAAACACTAGATTGGATTGAGGAAATTGGCGGTGAGCAGTACGAAGCTAAATTCACTCATGGGACAGTCTACGGATATAACAAATTTAAGTGCCGTTGTGAGTTTTGCAAGGAAGCTAAAGCGCTAAGTAATCAGCGTGCAGCTTTGAAGCGTGCTGTTAAGGCTAACCCACCTCAATCAGTTTTGATTGTTGGAGGTGCAGCGTGAAAGCAATAAAACGAGTTAAAGCATTCCAAAACATTTTTGACATTTTGTTATTCGCTACACATGCAACACAACCTTTCACGATGAAGGATTTGCATGACCATGTGTTAGATGCACCTAACAACACTATTCAATGCTATGTCCAAGAGCTAATCAAAAGTGGGTACCTAGAAAAAGATTCATATGCAACCTACAAGGCTACGCAATACGCAAAAGACATCCTGAATGTTAAAGGGGAGCTGAAAGCATGATCGAATTTGTAGATTACACATCAATGATGAAGCTCCGCAGAGATTGCAACCTCGGCACTCGCAATAAAGAAACAAGAGCAGCAGCGAACCTCTACGAGAAATTAAGAAAACTGAAAATGCTAGACCAGCTTAAGCAGGAAGCCATGACAGGACATGACAAGGAGGCGGTATGAAAAGATTAAACGTACTGGTTGCTTGTGAATATTCTGGACGTGTTCGTGATGCTTTTTCAGCTTTAGGTCACAACGCTATGTCTAGTGACTTACTCCCAACAGAAGCACCAGGTAATCACTATCAAGGTGATGTTCGTGATGTGTTGTATGGAGGCTGGGATCTCATTGTTGCTCATCCTCCTTGCACCTTTATATCTGTAGCTGGCAATCGTTGGTTTAACGTTGATAGGTATGGGGAGAAAGCAATTACCCGGATGAAAAATCGCGAGCAAGCAATTGCATTTTTCAATTTGTTTACTGATCTGGAGTGCGAAAAGGTAGCAATTGAGAATCCAATTGGATGCATGAGCAAAATCTATCAAAAGCCTTCACAAGTAATTCATCCCTACATGTTTGGTGATCCTGAGCGTAAAGCTACATGCTTATGGTTAAAGGGATTACCAGCTTTACAAGCAACCAATGTGGTTGAGCCAAATATTGTGAAGTACAAAAACGGCAAAGGGACGGATAGTCCTTGGCATTTAGACACGTTAAAGCTGCCAGCAGAAGAACGCAGAAAAGCGAGAAGCTTAACTTTTCAAGGCATTGCAGATGCTATGGCAATGCAATGGGGTGGAGACGTGCGTCATTTAGGTTTGAGGGAAGCGGTATGAAACCAGAACAGTTTATTCGTGAGTTCGGGCCTAACACTTTCAGAATATCAATGTCATTTGTCAACACTGCTAAGTATTTGGTGGTTCATGAAGGTGAAATTGATTTTACAGATGAAATCAAGCCTCACCATGGCGATCGTGTATTTGAGCGTGATGTGGTTAAGCGTCTGGTGGAGTCGGTTGAGCTAATCAACTTGTTTGGCAGCATCAAGATAGCAAAAGACAAAGTGAAGATGGCTGATTTTAATGGATTCTTACTTGTCTCAGTTCCAATCGAAAACGGCTTGGCAGATGTCTATATCCATAAAGTAGAACAAGCCATCCGCGACCACGAATCAATATACGGAGGCGGGGATGAGTAATAAAAAAGACACTCCAGATGGCGCTACACACTTCTTTACTTCGTTGGGTGGTCAAACAAGATTCTTCAAAATAGAAAGCGGCAATCTAATGTGTTGGTACGAAGAACTAGGCGCTTGGAAACATCCGGCAGCTTCTAATTGGCTTATGAAAAATATAAAGGTGATTCCGTGAGTAGTAGAAAAATTAGATCAGAACTCAAGAAGAAAGGGATTCCCGCAGAAGTTCATTGGGAATACATGTCTGATTGTTATGGTGGTGGTGGTGCTTACTTTATTGACATAGACGCCGATACTGAAAACAAACTCTTAGATGCGGACCCTGATTGTGAGCCACAACTCGATGTTGGGTATGCAGAGAGCCTTGAAGAAGCTTTGGAGTTTATTGATCAATTGCCAAGTTTAAAAGGAGCCAGCCATGCGTGATTTTAAAGTCGGGGATCACATCGTGATTGACCAAAAGTATGACAAGACTTTCATGCCAGTTCTGCAAATCCTTTCAGAAGGTAAGAACTATTTCTATTGCAATGATGGGCAAGTACATAAATCGCAAATGGAACAATGGCGTAAAGCTGAGCCAGAAGAAATTGCACTGGGATGTCGCATTGACATGCCTTCTCTGCCTGAGCCAGTAGGAAGCTTACAAGAACTGCATCCCGAGTTCGCAAAGGTGCTTCACGAGAACTTTCTAGAGCTGATCGGAGACGACTTCCCCATAGAAAACCACATTTCGCCTAACTGCAAAACGATAGGGGAACAATCATGACAGATTTTCAAGCATTCCTATTGTTGGTTGCGTTTCTAGCGTTTCTTGGTTGGCTGAGTTGAGGTGAATAATGGATAAACCAATGACATTTATTGAGTGGTGTTCTAGTAACGGAAAAATTCCATATTCTCTTGGCTTGGAGGGTGCCTACGAGGCTGGTCAGCAATCAATGCAAGCGAAAGTGGAGGGGTTGCAAGACGATATCTCACTAATACTTGCATCACATAAAAGAATGTCTGTTGGCCTGCTTCAGCAACAAAAGGTAATCAGCGAGCATGAGAAAAGACGTTTGCAACTCGCAACCGAGAAGAGAGTGTTAATCAAAGAACGTGACGAGCTGCAAAAGCGGGTGCAATTCCTTGAGCAGGAATTAGGTGCATGGAAAGGGAAATCAATAGCAGCAATGGTAAATGGCATGTGTAAACAATGTGGCAAAGAACCATTGCAGGCAATAGTTTCTGATAAAGATGGTTATGCACTTCTACATTGCTTTGGATGTGGCGCAAACAAGTATGAATTGATTGGAGAGCAAGCGCTCAAGGGGGATCAATACGATGAACATCGCAAGAAAGCAGAAGAGGCCACCTCAAAAGGTGCAAGCCTAACCAACCATAGGATTGAGCTATGACCACATTCAAAGAGGCTCAAAGGGTCCAGTCACAAAAGGCAGCTCGTTCTAAGCGATTTAATCGAGTGCCTACAGAAGATCAAGAACAGATGACGCTCATGAGTTGGGCGCATCGTGTGAAATATGGGTCAGGTCGTTTGAGTGATTACCTGTTTCATATTCCTAATGGTGGCTCAAGAAACATCCTTGAAGCTGCAAAGTTTAAGAAGTTGGGCGTGAAGGCTGGTGTTCCAGACCTTCAGCTAATTGTTCCAAATGGTGAGATACACGGGCTTTGGATTGAATTGAAGTCAAAGAAAGGGAAGTTACAACCAAGTCAAAGGCTCATGATTCAACGCTTAGAAGAACAAGGTTACATGTGCAAAGTCTGCTTCGGTGCAGATGAAGCCATAGATGAAATTAAAAAGTATTTGATGATTTGAGGTGGCGTGATGGGATTGGTGAAGGTTTGGGATAAAGAAATTAAAGGCAAGCTGTATGCAGTTGGAGATATTCACGGCTGCTACAACTTGTTGATGAATCGCCTCAAGGAAATTGGCTTTGACTTTGATAATGATCTTCTTGTTGCTGTTGGTGATCTTGTTGATCGCGGTGCGCAGAATCTTGAATGTATCGAGTTGCTTTCTAAGCCATGGTTTACATCAGTTCGCAGCAATCACGAGGATCTATGCATTGGCGGCTTACATGATCAGTCATATAAACGTTGCCATATAGACAATGGTGGTGAGTGGTTCTACATGCTTGATGGGCAAGCTATGTACAACATTGCAAAAGTATTCTCTGAATTACCAATTGTTTTAGAGATAAACCACAAAGGCAAGAAGTTTGGAATTGTGCATGGGCATATCGAACAGAATGATTGGAATGAGTTTAAGGACTCGTTTAGTCAGCCATCTAAAAACCGTGCTCCATCAGATTTAGCTATGTGGGGTCGTGAGCGTCTTGATACTGACAATCAGCAATACACGCATGTAAATGGTGTAGATGCAGTGATTATGGGGCATACAGTAACTCAAAAACCATGTAAGCGTGATAACTGCTATTGGATTGATACCGGTGCAGTTCATTGGGGAACTATAACAATCTTAGATTTAGAAACTATTTGAGGGTGACGGTATGAAATCAAAGGTAGATGTAGATGCATTAAAGCTCACACTCCAATGGCAAGGATTCTTTCTAAAGGGATGGTTTGAAGATCATTGGTGTGACCTCAAGGACTATGCAGAAGCTTCTTTAAAGCTGCTTCTAATCATCCTGAGAATTTTATTTTCTCCCCTTCTCATTATTTATGTCATTTGGCAGACCAGAAAAATGTATGAACAGATAGCGAGCGGAGAAGTCAACAGAGAAAAAGTCAGAAATCACATCAAGAAATACGGCAAGTAAGGGGAAAGAGATGAATGCAGTAGTAACGGAAAAATTATCAAATCTTGAATGGGTTGGTCAGCAAATGAGAGCTAAAACGGCAAGCTATGAAACGTCTACTGCATCGACAGGAGAGAAGGCGCCTACTTGGGAAGAGCGTTGCGGGGCTATTGCTTCAATTGAAGATGAAGCAACTAAGGCATATTGTGAGATATTAGTTTGGGGTGATTCAAGAGACACGACACAGGCATTCAAGACACTTGTGGAGCATATTGGTGAAATCTTATATGAAGCGGCAAGCAAAGAGCGCCAGCGACATCACTTTGATTTGAAGCTGTTCTGCATGAAGGTGGCTCGAATGCAGGTATTTTTTAAGATGCGTCCAGTGATCAAAGAAGATCGTACTTTGCAAGGTCAATTAAAGTTCTGCGGCATCGATGAGATTAAAGCAGATACATACAGTAAGAACTATGCTTATCTCGGTACAATGGTAGATATTATTTTGAAAGACATGGAAGACGAAATCGATTTCTATGTGGGGCTATACCGTAAAAAGCTAAACAATTGACAGCTAAACGGATTTAAGGTAATGTTTTTCTATACTGGTCGTATTACGGATTTCCGAAGACCAACACATCAAAGCTCACTTAATCGTGGGCTTTTTGCTTTTATGCCCTACAAGCTTAGAACATTGGATTCCGATGTGCTGGACTGGAGTTCTAGTCGATGCTTAAACGTAGGGCTATTTTTTTGGAGGTTCACATGCTCCGAATCATCAGGCAAGTATTCTGTTTTCATGTTTGGGAATATGAATCCGACATGTTCAATCAGAAAGAATGCAGAAAGTGTGGAAAGATTAAGTGTTTGTAGCCCTGTCGTTTGACGGGGTTTTCTTTTTTACGCCATTCGTCTAATTGGATAAGACATCATAATTCTAGTGTGATTGATGCGGGTTCGAGTCCTGCATGGCGTGCCATTAAATTTAGAGAAGTGAGTGGGCATAATTAGTTTGTGGTAGGAAAACGATAAGATACCTCACACCACAGTAAACGTTCTTATTACAAAGCTCATTTCATCTAAGTCATATGGATTGGGGTGAACATGGACACAATCGAAGCGAAGAAGAATTTAGATTTACTCTACAAAGATCGGTTTAATTTAGAAAATTTGAATCATCTCAATGCGAGAGATCAATTCAAACAAGACTGCAAGCGTCGAATCAGAGACATCGACACTCAGATTGCTAACATCAAACAGAACCTTAAAAGTGCGTGATGCAAAGCGACTTGCTGCAATAAGAAAATTACCATGCGTTAGATGCGGCTATCCTCACTCACAAGCGGCTCATTCTAATTTCAGTGAACATGGTAAAGGCAAGGGGATTAAAGCAGATGATAAATACACAATACCTTTGTGCCATTCCTGCCATCAATGGTTTGACCAGTATCGAGGGATGGGACTTGTAGAATCTAAAGAATGGTTCGACAAGATGTTAGAAAAAACAGAGCGGATGCTTAATATTAAAGATGGGGATGTTTTTTGATGAGTAGGACTCGAAAAGGCAGTAAGCCTCAAAATTGTGACTATGAGTATTGGTCTAAAAGAGTTGGGAATAAAGGTGGCGGACGTGGAATGGGTCGCCAAACCAAGAAAGAAACGCTATCTAGAGAGCGCATGTTAGGTAAGGCGGCTCTTATTAGTGAGCTTAAAGAGCAGGATGTTTTTTGATATGAATAAATTTAAATAATTACATATGTTTATAAAAAAAATTAATCGCCATTTTTAAAATTATGATAAACTCTTTCTACACCAAAGGGGTTTATTATGAGCATAGATGAAGCAAAACTAGTTGTGCCTGGAACGAATGTTCTCAGAAGAGCTGGCGCTGCACTTATAAGCAATACAGCCACTCAGGTAGAAAAGACAGAAGCCTATAATATTTTAAATAATTGGAGAGCACTCCATTCTTATCCTATTGATGTATTTCAGAAAAATATTAGAAGTAAATGTACGCAACTAAAGTTTAGAGATTTTACGGTTGCGCAAAGATTGAAGCGTATGCCATCTATTATTTCTAAATTGCAAAGAAACCCAAGAATGAATTTGGCTAGAATGCAAGATATTGGCGGAGTTAGGGTTATTTTGCCAAGTATTGCAGATGTTAGGAAATTACATGAAGCACTAGTGGGGCGAAATAATAGGTTTAACCACGTTCCGATTGTGCCTTGCCATGATTATATAGAAAATCCCAAAAGTGATGGATATCGCAGTATCCACCAAGTTTTTACCTATAAAAGTAGAGATCACAGTGGGCTTGATGGTTTAAAAATCGAGTTACAAATACGTACAGCCTTGCAACACTCTTGGGCGACTGCGGTAGAAACATTGGGAGTAATTGAGAATGCATCTATTAAATCTGGCTTCGGAAGTGATGAGATTAGACGCTTTCTAAAACTAAGTAGCGCTTTATTTTCTATTAAAGAAGGCACACCTGTTGTTGAAGAGTTTTCAAAATCTACTCCAGAAGAGATCGCGATTGAAGCAAAAGATATCGAGCAACGGCTTCAAATCTTTACTAAATTAAAATGGTTGCAGATATCGGCAAAACATATTGAGTCTACGTCAAATAGTAGACATGCTTACCACCTATTAATTCTCAAGCAAGAGGAAAGTAGCTGGAAAGTAAATGTAATTCCATTTACCAAGGCTCAGGAGGAAATTGCTCAAACAATGTATGCCACTTTGGAGTCACAAGTAAAACAGGAACATGATGTAGACATTGTCCTTGTTTCGGTGGGTGACATGAAGGCGATTAAGAAGGCCTATCCAAACTACTTTTTGGACACAAATCAATTTATTAAAGAAATGCAGAGTGCGTTCAAAAAATATACTTAGGTTTTGATAAAAATTAAATTAAACCACCCTCGGGTGGTTTTTTATTGCGAGGTCAAAATGGAACCACGATTCGTCATCAAAAACCATTCTGACATCAACTATGTAATTGGCTATCTCAACAGTAACCACGCTAAAGCAGCGAGTGAAGGGAAGCCTTTAGTCGTATTGATCGCACCACAAGAGAAAGACCGGACAAAAGCTCAAAATCGTTTGTACTGGATGTGGCTTAATCAGTGGGCGAAGCATCAAGGCACTGATAAAGATACAGAGCATTTGTTCTTTAAAAAGCAATTCTTAGCGCGTATTTATCATCGTGATGATGTTGGTCAGTACAGAAAGACGTTTGCAGCAGTAAAGGTTTTGAAAGATCAAAAACATCCGATGTATCAGCAAGTGGCGGATGGGTTGAATGAATTAATCACAACAACTGATGCCAGTGTTGAGCAGTTTACTGAGTACCTAAATGACATTCATGCATTCTGCAATAAACATGGGTGTTATTTGGAAACACCTGATGACCTTAAGTATGTGTTGGAATAGTTAAGCAGCTAAGATATATTGTTTTTTCTTTAATCATTACTAATAAAGGAAAAATAATGTTTGTTCAGCATAAATCCGAATACATTAATTTAAATCATGTGGTAAAAGTGAAAAAGGCTACATCAGAAAACAATAAATTTGCTCATAGAGATTTTTATAAGTTAGTTTTAACTTTAACCTCCAATGACACCCTAGATCTAGAGTTTAATTCTGAGGAAGAGCTAGATCGGTTCTTGGAAAAGTTGGAAATTGTGAAGTAGTTATGACCGCCCAAGTGGCGGTTTTTTAATGGGTGAGAATAATGGATTCTACAGAATACTTTTGGCTTACTCGGAAAAAAGAACCTAAAACCAAGCCTAAATCCAGACCGCTACCTAAAGCTACTCAAAAGTACTTAGAGGCAGAAGAAGAATTTACTGAAGCTTTAGATAATCTGGAAATTAAATACGAAAAGAAATTTCAGTTTAAATCTACAAAGCATTGGCGTTTTGATTTTCATTTAATTGAACATCGTATTTTAGTTGAAATTGCTGGCGGTCCCTGGTCAGGTGGACGAAAGGGCAAGCTGGCAACAAAGGCGTGGAGTATGGACCGTTACGATGTTGCTGAATCAATGGGATATACCGTTGTTCGGTTAGAGGCAGCACCAAGATTTAAGATTAATGAATCTGGTCCATTACAGATCCAAGCTCATTTCGCAAGCCAATGGCTTAAAAATTTAAAGAGGCAAATATTTAATGGATCAGATCAGACCATTTCCACCGACTGATTTTATTGATCAAGCTGAAGAAGAGGAAGCAATTCGTATTGTTCCAGCGCCCGATTTAAAAAATTGGGTTGTTGCTAATTACTTAACTATTGGTGGACCTCTTTATAACCCCGATCATGATCACATAGCTGAACTGCTTCACGATAATGAAGAATTTTTAGCATTTGCTTGGGCCTCTTCTGCATATAAAAGCAAGCAAGCTATGGTGTTAGGCCAGTGCGAAAAAGTTATGTTCAATGTTGGTGGCTGGCGTAAAGCTCGACAAGAGCAACAGATGCGAGACTGGTTCGGCTTTGTGCCAACATACTTAATAACTGTCGACGCTTCTTTTTGTGAGCGTGCAAACGATACAGAGTTCTGTTACTTACTTGAACATGAGCTTTATCACATAGGTGTTGAACGTGATGAGGATGGTGATCCGTTAATCAGTGAAATGACTGGTTTGCCTAAACACTATTTAGCAGGCCATGATGTTGAAGAATTTGTTGGCGTAGTTAAAAGATGGGGAGCGGACGAAAGCGTGAAGCGACTAATTGAAGTGGCGAAGCAAGCGCCGTTTGTATCAGATGTGAATATTTCAAAGTGCTGCGGGACATGTTTAATAAGTTGAGCCTTCTGGCTCATTTTTTTTGCCATGTTTCCTTGACGTACCTTGACGGATAGAGAGAAATGGCGACATTAAACAAGAAGCAGAAACTCTTTATTGTACAATCGCTTGCTGTATTTAATACCCCCCAAGAAACAGTAAGTCTCGTCAAGGAAGAATTTGACATTGATGTTTCGAGACAGCAGGTAGAGTCTTATGACCCTACAAAGTTTGCAGGTAGAGACTTAAGTAAGGAGCTCAAAGAATTTTTTGAAAAAACTCGGGAAGAGTATTTGAGTCAGCCACTAAATAAAATTAGTGGAGCAAATGACATTGTTCAGTTGAAGATTTTAAGTGATTTACTTTGGGCTAAAAAAAACAATGTGACCATGACAATTAAGATCGTGGACCAAATACAAAAGATCATGAAAGGGTTTTATGACAAGAAGGGGGAACAAAATAATAAAGGTGGTAATCCTGAAGCGAACCAAACCAAAGCTGAAGTAGAACTTGAGATTAAAAAGCTTGAACTTCAGAAGTTACAGCGTGAAGTGAATCCCCCTGAGTATCGTCCACCTGAAGAGGATTACAAGCTTGTGCTGAATCCTGATGAGGAGATACCAAATGAGCCAATTCTTTAATCCTCCAGAAGGTTCAGTTCAATTAACTCCTAAGCAAGCCAATATTTATTTATGGGGCTGGCAAAAAGAAGCCCGGTTTCGTGATGCCGTTTGTGGCCGACGTTTCGGTAAAACATTCTTGGCCAAAGCGGAAATGCGAAGAGCCGCAAGACTAGCGGCTAAATGGAATGTTTCTGTTGAGGATGAGATCTGGTATGCCGCGCCTACATTTAAGCAAGCTAAACGGGTTTTCTGGAAGCGATTAAAACAGGCAATTCCGGCATCTTGGCGAGCTGGAAAGCCGAATGAAACTGAATGTTCAATTACCTTAAGAAGTGGGCATATCATCCGTGTTGTAGGTCTAGATAATTATGATGACCTTCGTGGATCTGGTTTATTTTTCTTAATTATTGATGAATGGGCTGACTGTAAATGGGCTGCATGGGAAGAAGTACTTCGCCCGATGCTTTCTACTTGTAAGTATATGGTGAATGGCGAGCAGCGAGTCGGTGGCCATGTTTTACGTATTGGCACACCTAAAGGCTTTAACCATTGTTATGACACATTCATGGATGGTCAGCCCGGTCATGAACCAGATTGTAAAAGCTTTTCCTATACATCCCTTCAGGGTGGAAATATTCCTGAGTCTGAAATCATTGTTGCTAAGCGCAAAATGGATCCTAAGACTTTTAGTCAGGAATATGAAGCAAGCTTTGAGAGCTATCAGGGCGTTATCTACTACTGTTTTAACCGGTTGCTGAACGCATCAACTGAAACAGTTAAGCCAAATGATGTGCTTCATATTGGGATGGACTTTAACGTTACCAAGATGGCTGCTGTTGTGTATATACGCCGTGGTGAACATATGCATGCGGTCGATGAGTTCGTAAATCTGTTCGATACTCCGGCAATGATTGAGGCTATCCAAGAACGATATCCTGACCATGAGGTTGCAGTTTATCCCGATGCTTCTGGTGAGAACCGGAAGTCGAGCAATGCTAGTGAAACGGATCTGGCGTTACTTAGAAAGGCTGGTTTTAAAGTCCATGTGAACAGTAGAAACCCAGCAGTTAAAGATCGTATTAACTCTATGAACGGTATGCTCTGCAATACATTGTCTGAGCGCAGATTGTTTGTGAATGTTGATAAATGTCCTCACTTTGCTAAATGCTTAGAGCGACAAATCTATGATGATTATGGGCAACCGGATAAAACTGCCGGGTTTGACCATATGAATGATGCTGGTACATATCCAATCGCTTATTTATTCCCGATCGACAAAAAATCCGTTGGAGTTCGTAGGATTCGAGGGATGTCTTAAACAACGCACCTTTTTAGGTGCTTTTTTATTGGTGTTTTTATGGCAGTTACTGATAAACATCCGCAGTATATTGCTGCACAAAAAAGCTGGTTGATTATGCGTGACGCCGTTGCTGGTGAAGAGCAGATCAAACAGGCACATACAAAGTACCTAGCTAAATCGGCCGGAATGATTGAGGCTGAAAAGCAAGGTGATACGACTGGAGAGATTTATAAGGCCTATCTAAGTCGAGCTCAGTATCCGCTATGGGTTCAGGACGCATTACGCACAATGATCGGGTTAGTTTCAAAGCTTGAGCCGAATATAGTGATTGAAAGTTCTCTACTTAAAGGATTGATAGAGAATGCAACAAATGACGGTTTTGGGCTTAAACAGCTCTTTATTCGCATTTGTTCAGAGTTGCTAGAGTTTGGGCGCTGTGGGCTGCTTGTCGATGTTGATGCTAACGGAGTGCCATATTTCGCCTTATATGATGCGTTATCTATTATCAACTGGAAGGAAAACAGTATCGGTGGTCGTAAGGATCTAAAACTGTTAGTGCTTGAGGAGCAATTTGATAATAGTGAAGATGAATTCGGGCACGAAACTAAAACGGTTCACCGCGTTCTATCTATGGATGATGGAGCATTAGCGGTCCGATTGTTCGATGGTTCAAATGTGGAGGATAAAACTCCCGATCTCGGCGGTAATCAACTTTCTTTCACACCATTTGTTTTCTGCGGTGCCACTAGTAATTCTCCGGATGTAGGTACCATACCGCTTTTGACAATGGCCAAGGCTGCTCTGAAGTATTACCAGCTCAGTGCAGATTATTACCAGTCTCTTCACCATACGGCCCATCCGCAACCTTGGATTAGTGGCCTTGATGATGACGATGATGATGATATTAGCGTTACTGGTGTTATGGCTGTCTGGAGTCTTCCTCTAAATTCACAATGTGGTTATTTGGAAATTTCAGGTAACGGCATTGAACTCACTAAAAAGGAAATGGATGCGCAAAAGAATTCAGCATTAGAAGCTGGGGCTAAAGTAGTTGATACCAATACACAAGAATCAGGTGAGGCACGCCGTGCACGTCAGGATGACCAGCAGGCAAGTCTTCACAGTATCGTGATGTGTGCAGCTGCAGCAATTGAACAAGCCATTAAGTATGCAGCGCAGTGGTTAAAGCTGGATTCAACAAAATATGCATTTACGGTTGAACCTGAATTTATCGTTCAGGTCACGGATATTAATCTTGCAAAACAGCTTTATGAGGGTGCTATTTCAGGGAAAAACTCTTTCCGCACATATTGGGAATACCTGATGACAGGTAAATTACCAGCTCACGACTATCAGGAAGAAGTGAAGCGGGTAGAAATAGAGCGAGATAACACTCCTTTGTAGAGGTGATGTATGGCTTCAAAAGAAGATAAATCATTGATTGAAGTACTTACCCAACATCAGGCGTATTTATATCGGGTGTCTTCTCAATCTGTTAATGAGCTATTAAAAATCTTTAATGATGAGTCAGCATTAATGTTGGCAAAGCTTCGGGATTTGCTTGATGAATTAAATGATTCTGAAAAGATGGCTCTAGCAAGTGGACAGTACACAACGTCAAATCTGAAGGAAGTTCGTGATCTGATTGCTCAGTGGTTTACTGCAATAAACACTGCATTACCTGAAGCTTTCGCTGTTTCTGCTACTGCCTTGGCTGTTTATGAAGCTAATTATACGGCGAAGCTATATGGCGGCAAGATCAAAAAGCCAAATGGTGAAAAGCTATATACAGCAGCTAAAAAAGTACCCTTAGTAGGTGGAGCATTAGTTGATGATCTTCTTTCCAAGATTGCTGAGACTGCACGCCAAAAAGTTGAATATGCAATTCGGGATGGCATTAACTCAGGTAAAACAAATCAGGAAATAGTTCAGCGTATTCGCGGCACCAAGCGGCTTAATTATGAGGATGGGCTTTTAAGTAGCTCTAAGACGGATATTGAACGTACCGTAAGAACAGTTCGTAGTCATGTTGCTAATCAAACGTATTTAGATACTTTCAAGCAGTTAGGTTTTGAGTATGTTCGTTTTATTAGTGTATTGGATGGAAGAACATCTAAGCTTTGTGCTCATTTAGACGGTACTGTCTGGAGGATTGATGATCCGGCAAAACGTGTACCGCCGTTGCATCCTAATTGTCGCAGCGAACTAGTACCAGTTAAAAAAGATGGTCAACTTATCGGTGAACGGCCATTTGTAATGGACGAACGTAGAGTTAAAGACATCCCGAAAGATGAGCGCAGCCAATTAATAGGGCAATTGGATGCAAACACCACATTCAAAGAGTTCTTCATGAAGACAGATAACTTCTTCCAAAAAGAGTGGCTAGGGCCAAAGAGGTACAAACTTTATAAAGAAGGGAAATTTGATTTTGATAAGTTCTTCGATCCAGAGGGGCGGTTATACACATTGGACCAACTTCGAAAGTTGGATGAGCAAACCTTTAAGGAGTTGGGCTTATGAGTGAGTCAAGACATTTAGTGCTAAAGCGTCACCCTACTTTGAAAGGTTATCTGGTTATTTGTGATGAAGAAACTGGACAACCTCTAGCTGGACAAAGAGCAGTACAGATGAATTCTGATGCCTTAAATGGACCCGCAACAATTACTGTAACTTTTGAAGCATATGGTGCTCATGGTGTTCGCTTAGTGAGTGATGCTCCAAGGCCAAATCAAACAAAGGAAATGTAGCGAAAGGTATTACAAATGTCTGAAAAGCAATTCACTATGTCAGATGCTCAATATATTCTGAGCACAAAATTAATTCTGGTGCCATTTCTTCAAATTAAGATTTCAAGAGCCATGGCAATTTATGGTTTTACTTTTGAAAGATTAAAAGCAATTGCACTCATCAATTAGAACTTAATTTTTAACCTTAGCACCTTCGGGTGCTTTTTTAATGCCTTGAGATAAGGCTTTACCCAAATCAAACGAGAGGTTTGAACATGTCATTGCCATTTATTGTTGATTCACTTGATGCAATCAAAGAAGAACACCGAGCTTTATATGTCGAGGAAAACGGGAAGTTTCGCCTTGATTTAGAAGGCTATGAAGATCCAAAAGGTTTGAAATCTGCACTTCAAAGCGAGCGAGATGCTGCTAAGAATGCAAAATTGGAACTTCAAAAACTTCAGAAACAATTTGAAGGAATAGATCCTGAAATTGTTAAGAAAGTCTTTGCTCAAATTGACCAAGACGAAGAAGCCAAATTAATCGCGGAAGGCAAGGTTAACGAAGTGATTCAGAAGCGTACCGAGAAGATGCGTGAAGAACATGAAAAGTTACTGAAGGCTGAAAAAGAACGTGCTGATAAAGCCGAAGCTTATGCACAAAAGTTCAAGCAATCAGTGATTCAGAGCCAAATTGTACAGGCTGCTATTGAACTTGAAGCATTGCCAGAAGCGACTCCTGATATCGCCTTTTTAGCTCAGTCAAAGTTCGCATTAGATGAAAACGGCAAAGCTGTGGCAGTTGATGAAAACGGCGAAGTGGTGATTGGTAAAGACGGTCAGACTCCGATGACTCCAAAAGAGTGGGTTGAGTCTCTACGTGAGCAAAAACCGTATTTCTGGCCAAAACCAAATGGTATGGGCGCACCAGGTAGTAACAATTCAAAAGGTCAGCCAGACATTCTCAAAGCAGATGGCTCGGTAAATATGACCAAATTGGCGCAATTACGTAATGAAAATCCGCAACTAGCTAAAGAGCTAGCGGCAAAACACGGTATTAAACTTTAAGGAGTAAAGCCTAATGGGCGACACAAAAATTGCTGATGTAATCGTACCCGAGTTATTCACTCCGTACGTATTAAATAAAACTGCCGAAAAGTCTGCATTATGGCAGTCTGGCATTGTTGGAGATTTAGATGTAGATGTAGCTTTCGGAACAGAGGGTGGTACTACAGTAAATATCCCATTCTGGAATGATTTAAGCGGTGAGTCAGAAGTACTTTCAGATTCAAAACCTTTATCTGTAAATAACATCACTTCAGGCAAGGACATTGCGATTCTTCATGCACGTGGTAAAGCATGGGGCGCTAATGATTTGGCTAAAGCATTATCTGGTGACGATCCACTTGGTGCGGTTGGTGATCTGGTGGCAGATTACTGGTCGCGTGAGTTTCAAGGTTTTACCGTAAATACCCTTAAAGGTGTATTCGGGGCGGCCAGCATGGCAGGTAATACCCATGATATTTCGGCTGGAACTGGAGCTGCAGCTGTAATTGATGGGGTATCTTTTGTTGATGCTTCTTATAAGTTGGGTGATGCCGTAGATAAATTAACGGCAATTGCAATGCACTCGGCAACCATGGCGGCTTTAGCTAAGCAAGGCTTAATCGAAACTGTTCGAGATGCTGATGGTGTGGTTCTCTACAAAACCTTTATGGACCGTCGTGTGATCGTTGATGATGGTATGCCGGTTGAAGGTGATGTCTTTACCTCTTTCTTGTTTGGCCAAGGTGCGATTGGTTTCCAAGATATTGGAGCACCGGTTGGTGTAGAGACTGACCGTGATAGTTTAGCGGGTACTGACATTCTTATTAACCGCCGTCACTTTGTGCTACATCCTCGCGGCATTAAGTGGGCAGGCGATACAGGTATTGCTCCTAATAACGCTGGTCTAGCAACAGCTGCAAACTGGGAACGTGTCTACGATCCTAAACAGATCCGTATTGTGGCATTCAAGCACAAGATCAAATAACAAAAAGGCGGGTAATACCGCCTTAACTATTTGGAGATCCATAAATGGGACTTTCATCATTTAACCGTGCACGGGAAAGACAACAAATGACAGAAACAAAAATTGCTGAGCTCGAAGAACAACTGGCAACTGTAAAAGGTGAATTTATTGCCTTTCAAAATGATCCTGAGGCAATGAAAGCACGTATTGCTGAACTGGAAGTAGGTGAAGGTGGTCAAACTCCTGAAGATGGCCAAAAGCCCAGTGATACTCAACCGCAACCAATTAACTATGCAGGCCTCAAAGTAGATGAGTTGCGTGCGGTCTTGACTGAAAAAGGCATTGCATTTGAAGCAGGCGCTAAAAAAGAAGAACTTTTAGCATTAATTCCAAAGGAATAAACCATGAGCTTTATCACTGAACAAGAAGCGATAGAACATGTTGAAGGCTTTGATGCTTTATCTGCCAGTGATAAGGCTCAATACCTCCAAATGGCCGAAGCATATCTATTAGCACGTAACGTTAAGCCTTATGAAGATGCTACCCAAGTACCTGAACCTTTAAAAACGGCCTCCTATCAAATCATCAAGGGCATTATGAAAGGTGATCTATATCAAGGGCAGGAACAGGCACTAAAACGTAAGAAGGTCAAAGCTGATACGGTTGAGACCGAAAAGGAATATCAGGACGGATCAGTAAAGCTTAGTGCAATCGAACAATTCATTCTTGATTTGATTAAGCCTTACAGCAAACGAAAAGCTGTATTTTTTGTCAGGAAAATTTAAATGGGCTTACGTGAAGAAATTCAGGCAGATATTGCTGAAGCATTTAATGATGATTTAGCGGACGCCGTTCATTCATTTACTTGTGACCGGATCTCAAGAAAAGATTGGGATCCTAAAACTGAAACTTATGTCGAAGTTAAAGAAAACTATTCTGGTCGTGGCGTTCTGTTTGGCTCATACAGTCAATATGAGATTCAGACGCTTGGAGTACTGGCCACAGATAAAAAGGCTACAGTGCTGCAGAATGAAGTTACCAAAGAGCCAAAGATTGATGATGAGTGGTTAACAGCCTTAGGCTCATTCCGGGTAATTCATATTCAACAGGATCCTGCCAGTACAATCTGGAAATGTCAGTTGAGGAAGGTTTAAATACTTGGTCTAATATCCTTCTAAAGTAGGGGGATGTATGACTAAAAAATCATTAAATGAAAAATTTAAAGTAATTGGATTTTGGATATTTGCAGGTATTTTTTGGTATTTAGTTATTGCTTTTTTTCTTAAAAGTAAATATCCAATCTTCAATTTTAGTTTTAACCTTGACACAGCTTATGATGTTTTAAAAGATGCTTTAACACTTGCGGCTGCTTTTTTAGCGCCAGTTGCTGCTTTTGTATTATTTAGTAATTGGCGAGAACAACATATTGAAGTTGAAATTGAAAAAGGTGGTATTGAACTCTACGAGCGTTTAATGCTTATCAGAAATGAAATATCAGATATTCAAAGTGAAATATGTTTTAATTTTTCTGAAAATAAAAAGGGGCTTGAAGACAGATTAACTATCTCTCTTTGGGAAAAAATATTTCAAGTAAATTTAATTAAAAATAGATTAAGAAAAAGAAATAAATCTACAATTACTTTCTGCTCCTTTGCTGATCAAATTGGAAGGGATATAGAAATTTGTTCCGCATGTTTAATAAATATGTATTCAGCTAAAATTAAAATTAACAATCCGGACATTTATAATTTCGAATATATAAACGAAAGTGATAAGGAGTTTAAAGAAAGATATCAAGAAAAATTTGATGAATTTGAAGGACAATATATTGATGGTTTTAATAAACTTACAAAAGATTTGGAGGATTTGGATATACTTACTGACACGATTCGAATCCAAATTTAGCTGGTAATCTAATATAAGGCCAAAAAACCTACATAAAATGTAGGTTTTTTTATGGGCGCAAATTAGGAGTAAGAATGGTTAATACTGATTATGTGCCTGAGTGGTACATTTCACCGTTTCAACATGTCAAATATGCACTTGCTAGAAATCAGCTTCACATGGATTTGTTATTTGAAGATATGGATAAAGCCGATCAATTTTTGGATATGGGATCGGATGCACAAGTTAGTACTTTTTCTGATGGTGCATATGCAATCGCCCAAATTGGTGATACGGCGGATAAAGATCAAATTCAAGTTTATGGATTGCTTTTACATGAAGCTGTTCATATTTGGCAAATAGTAAAACGGAGAATGGGTGAGCGAGAGCCTAGTGTGGAATTTGAAGCTTATTCAATTCAGGCAATCGCTCAAGACCTATTTGAAATGTTCGAAGCTAGTGAGGTAAATCATGGGATGGAAGGGGAAAAAGCCAACTGAATTTAGTTTTGATGTGGCTAAAACAGCAGAGGAAAAGGTAAAGAAAATTACAATGGATGCTGTTCAGTCTTTAGTGGTTTCAAGTCCTGTTGATACTGGAGCATACCGTGCTTCACATATTGTTTCGGTTGGATCTGGTGACTATGACATACGTGGACCTGAAACTAACCCAATTCAAGATGCTGCTATTCAAGCTGTAAAGATTAAATTGGGCAATTTGGTCTACATACAGAATAACCAGCCTTATGCTGAGCGCTTAGAAAACGGTTGGTCTGATCAAGCGCCGCAAGGTATTTATGGCCTCACGTTTAATTTTATTTCTCAAAAGTACGGTGGCTAAAATGACAATGACTTTAGAGCAGACAAGGCAAGCTATTATTGATCGCATGCAAAGCTTTACAGGTATTACGCAAGACAGAATCCAGTATCCAAATTTACCAGGCTTTAATGTACCTAAAGATGGTGTTTGGTGCCGCTTAACGATTGCAGGTGGTCCCAGTTTTACTTCTGGCATTGCAGATAAGCCATGTACTCGCCGTACCGGTAATATCATGATTCAATGCTTTGCACGTCCCAATTCAGGAATAATTGAAATCACAAAATTGAGTGATGCATTACTTGCTCATTTTGAATATTTCACAATCGAACACTTAGAATGTTTGAATGGCCAATCTATTTATGCGGGTAAAGATGCTGACTTCATTCAATACAATGTATCAATAAGTTTTTTAGTTAACTAAAGCACATAACAAACCAATCTTTCACTACCACCTCATCGGTGGTTTTTTTATGTCTATAGGAATCACTTATGAGCAATTTTGTTTTTAAGCGTGGTGACACATTCAACTTGAACTTGCAGCTGGTTGATATGGATGAAACCCTGCAGTATCCACCTGATGATGTTCGCCGTGCCATCGATCTAACAGGCTACACGTTTACATCGCAAGTTAAATCGTTGGTGGATGGAACAGTGGTTGCAACTTTGACTTGTGCAGCTTTAAGCCAGAGCACACAAAAGGGTTGGCTTAATGTGAAATCTGGAGCAAGCACAGCTGCTTGGCCTTTAGGTCTGTGCCAGATGGATATTAAGGCTGTCGTGAATGGAGTTACCCAGCATACAGATACTTTGATTTTCCAAGTGATTGATGGGGTAACAGCATAATGGCAAATCTTGTTTTTAAATTTAGTTGGGATCATCGGCCATTCCCTTATAACTCAGCTCAGGGCAAGCGGCAATTTATGCTGCCATTCGCGTCGGGCATTCCCAATCTAGCACCCAACTTTTCGCAAGTCCAAGGAACAGCGGCAATCTCTCAAGGTGGTACAGGGGCAATCACTGCAGCAGAAGCTCGAAATAATCTTGGTGCTGCTGAAAAAGGTGTAAATACTGACATTACTGAACTCAAAGGCTTAACTACAGTGCTTTCTATTGCACAAGGTGGAACGGGTGCTTCTTCTGCAGCAGGTGCTCGTTTAGTTCTTGGGTTGGGTGATAATGGTACACAAGGATTCTCGGGTAGCAAAACTAGTGAATTATTTGACAAGGTATCAGTCTCTCAATGGGTTGCTGCGCTCGGCGATAACAAGTTTGCATTTATTTCGAATGGTGATTGGCGGGGCGGTAATGTAAATAACCCTTTAAATATGCCGAATCGATATGGATCATTAATGTCATATTTGGGGTCAGACTCATACGGAACTTATTCTTGGCAAATGTTTAAGTCAGTAGTTGGAGGACTTCTTTATTATCGATATGGTGCAGGAAATGATGTCTGGTCACCATGGGGGCATTTTAAAACTAGTTTTAATACCTCAGTCGATGCAAATGGATTCTTAAAGTCAGCATCACCAGTTGTGAAGTTATTTAAGGATCATATTGAGCTAAATAGTGATGCAGAAAAGCAGCCTATTGAATTTAAGAAAGTCGATGTAGGCGACTATTTACTTAAAGGCTCTTTAGGCTTTGCTCAAGAAGGTTGGTATATCGAAGTACCTAAAGACGCAAACGGCAACACAATTGTCGCTGTAGTGTATGACACCTTAGAAAATGGTGACATCTCAATTAAAACTTACAAGCGTAAGTTTGATTTTGAACTTGCTGCTGTTGTGGCAGATCACGAGAACCCAATGGACATTCCAGAAGGCCGCTGGATTGATATCCGTCTGCATGAAGAACCTGAACCAGAACCTGAGGTTGAAGAAACTTTGAGTGAAACACCAGTGGATTTCCAGCCTACTAACTTATCCGAGGCTGTAGCTGCTGCAATGGTTGGGGTAGAACCGCCAGAAATCTCAGACACAGACGAAACACTTTAATAACCCGCTTAAAAAGCGGGTTTTTTATTGCCTAAATTTTGGAGAACCATAAATGAGTTCAGGCGCAAAAATTCGATTATATGCTTGTGAAGAAGCAGTTTTAGGAACAACTCCAGCAAACCCGATCTGGTACACAGTTCGCCGTGTAAGTGATGGTTTATCTGAAAATGTTTCTACTGAAGAAAGCAGTGAAGTGGTTGATTCACGTTTTCGCCAAGGTGGGGTAGTTACTGAAGCAGAAGTAGCAGGTCAGTTAGAGTTTGAATTATCACTTGGTACCTTTGATTTGTTCTTAAGTGCTTTAGCATTCAATAACTGGGCGACAAACAGCTTAACAATTGGCGGTGCTGTTCGAAAATCATTAACGTTAGTTAAAGTTTTTGAAGATATTGGGCAGGTGTTTATTTACCGTGGAGTTCAGGTCAATTCTGGTGAAATTACTATCCAGACTACAGGAAAGATCACTGGTAACTTTGGTCTTGTAGGTAGCTCATTTACTAGACAGCAAGTCAACCCTGTTGTAAATCCGATTGCAGCTTCAACACGTCCACTGGTCAGTATGCCAAACGTGGAAAACTTGCTTGTAAACGGCCAGTCAATTCAAGGCAAAGCATGTCTACAGTCTTTGACCATTTCTATTAACAATAACCTTGAAGCAATCCGTTGTATCGGATCTGGTAAATACACTCCAGAGTTTTATTTAGAGAAGATGATGGATATCGAAGCGAATGCTTCATTCATGTTCTCGGCCACAGCTGCTGGTTGGATTGATGCAATCAAAACCCGTGATGTGTTTACACTGACCTTCGACATCAGAGACAGCAAAGGAAGTAAATATTCGTTCAACTTCCCGCAATTGGAAGTCATGGAAGCCAATCACCCGGATGGTGGTGGTGATGACATCATTACTGTAGATATCAACTTTGCCCAAGTTCGTACAGCGCCAACAATTGTACGTGCTCTTGTGTAATCAACTTATTCAGTAACAAAGCCTATGGAATCCCATGGGCTTTTTTATTTCTAAAATTTCAGAGGTTGTTATGGCTTTAAAAGTCGGAATTATTAAAAGCTCGGACGTATCAAAATGGTGTGAATACAAGGGGGTTGATGGCGAAGTACAGGCAGAGTTCAAAGTCCGTGGTATCGCCTATAAACCTTTTCAGGTAGCAATTGAACGAGCCGGAAATCAGATTTCATCCAAAGGCTATGATGTGATGGTCAAAGATGAAAATGCCAAGCTTTACCATGAATTGTTAATGGATGCGTGTGCTGCCCACTTAATCGAAGACTGGAAAGGTGTGGTATTTGCCGAAATCGTAGACGGTAAAACTGTTGAGTCTGAAAAGCCATATACACCTGAGAATGCCTCAAAGCTTCTTAATCTTGGTGATATTGGTATTTCAATCTGGCTATTCATTAAAGAACAGGCCCAGAAGATTCAGGAAGACGCAGACAAGGACAAGGCTTTAATTCTGGGAAAGTCATGGAGCTCTACAAATACCAAAAAACGTATGCGTCGAAAACGCCGCACGAAATCGAGCAAATCAAGTTCTTAGGCGGCCGTATTCCGGATCCGCCAGAATATTCGTATGCGGCTGATTCAATTCTTTCGGCATTTAGCACTATATGTCGATCCAGACGTTATGAGCAAAGCATACCGTTATCTTTAGATCAGCAGGCTATCAATGTCTATGCTGAGCATAATGATTTGCCAGTGGCTGCTCATATTTTTAATGACTGTATTTTTGCGTTGGATAATTTGTTTTTGGAGGAGTGCCATAAGAAGATATCAACCAAAAGCAAAGGTAAGTGACCAAATTAGGTATTGCCAGGGACTGAAAAGCCTAATTTGGTCAAAACGTCAAACAATTAAGCAGTTGCTCTTAAACGCGACTCAAAATAACGCAGTCGATGTTACAAAATACTTGATCTGGATTGACAGAAAATTACCTTTAAGGTGTTGCGCGTGATTATCAAATGATGAATAATCACCTTACCGTCAATATTTGACGGTTCAGCATTCTTTTACTCTTTCCAAGAACCTTGGTGTTTGCTTGTATGTGTTTAACATTAACTGAAGCTAAACAAAAACTTAGAGCATTTGCTAGAGATACTAGCAAAATCAAGTTAACTGCACATGCAAAAGAAAGAATGAAAGAACGCTGTATCTCTATGAAGCAAATTATTTGCTGTTTTGAGCATGGAGATATTACTGAGGGGCCGTACCCAAATACTCGTGGTGATTGCCAGTTAAATGTTTCTGTTCGCACTGCAGGCGAATACATAACAACAGCTGTTGCAATCAAGCAGAGCGAGAACGGTGAATTCTCAGTAGTAGTCACTACATTTAGAGAGTAGGCTAAATTATGTATCACTATGAAGAATGCGGTCTGAGCAATATTTGGCTGCGCAATGGATTTACAATTGAAAATGATGAAGACTATGGTGAACTCGTATCTATTGAATCTGTTCATGAGCTTCATAATGCCATTGGGTTGTTCTTAATTACGCAAAAGCCTGACTTGAATGGTGAGGAAATTCGTTTTTTACGTAAAGAACTAAACTTGTCACAGAAGAATCTTGCTGGGCTTTTAGGAGTCAGTGAGACTAGTATTAGACATTGGGAAGCTGATCGCGGTTTAATTGGTAAACCTACTGAGCTATTACTTCGTGCATTATATAAAGAGCATGTTCAAGGTGATGGCAAACTAAGAAGTATGATTGAGTCATTAAATCATCAGGAACGAACTTTAGTACCAAGTGAAATTAGTTTTTCATATGGAAATAACCATTCATGGCATCAAACCAATTGTGAAATAGCTTAGTTAGTTTTATTTGATAGAAACCACCTTCGGGTGGTTTTGCTTTATGTGACATTTAGTAACCAGTTTGTTAAAGTTAGTACACTTTATAACAAACGGTAAAAAACCATGAAACAAGTCATTTTAAGTCTTTTATTAGTTTTAAGCTCATTAAGTGTTGCGGAAGCAGGTAGAGGCAGACAACCGTGCTCTGGTAAGAAAGGTGGGGTAAGTCATTGCGATGGTAGTAAGTTTGTTTGTAATGATGGTTCCATCAGTGCTTCTAAAAAGATCTGCTCTAGATAGGTGATGTGATGGGATTGAATTTTAGAAAAAGTATAAAAATTGCTCCTGGAATCCGTGTCAATGTTAGTAAAAAAGGGCTATCAAGTGTTTCTGTGGGTGGGAAAGGTGCACGTGTAAATGTAAGTAAGAAGGGTACTCGCACAACAGTAGGTATTCCAGGTACTGGCTTATCTTATTCTAAGTTCTCTAGTTATACTAAGAAAACAACACCTAGAAGAGAACCTGATTTTAATAATCCAGATAATGTATGGGGTTACCCTAAATCTGAATGGATAATCTGTGGAGTTATTCTATTTATAGCTTTAATAATTTTTATTTGGATTATTAGCTGATTTTTAAATTTTGATATTTGATAGGTTTATATATGAAAAAGATTGTTTTATTAAGTTTGGTTTTTGGGATGGCCGGTTGTGCGACAACAGCTAATTTTTTTGATATTCATCCAACACCTGTTAGTAATTCAGGTTATTGGACTGGTCAATTTGATCGGTTGGTTGGGACTTTAATACTAGAAAGTGATGGGACGGGTGTAATTTGCCAAGACCACCTAGGTACAGCTAGGGTAATGTCTGTAAAATTATTAAATGATAGACTCTATTCTCAGGATGGGACTTACTGGAAAATAAGTAATTTCACTCCAACATCTCTTGAGCTTAATTATGCGCTTGGAGGAGGATATAAAATGATAAGGGACAATGGGCTTAAATTCGCTTCACCAGCATGCAAAGATAAGCTAAACACAAAGTAATAGTTGTTCGAGAGAATTAACTTGACTAAACAGAATATTAAATGTGATTGGCTGAATAGATATGATATTGGATGACTATCTGGGGCATGCCGCTAATAGCAAGAAACTCGCACAGATTGCTATTAAAGAAAGGCGTTTTGACGATGCATGGAAACATTTAAACCATCAAAAAGATTACTATTTAAAGCATGCTAGTAGGATGGGTTTTTCTAAAACAGAAACACTGGTTATAGACTCCTCACCACATGAAGATATGGCAAATGTCTTAAGACTAGAGGGCAAGCATAAGAATGCTTTAAGCAGTATATCTTACACTTATAAGGCGGCTTATACAGCTAATCGACCAATTATTACATTAGAGAAAAAATTAGAGGCTTATTACAATCGAGCCTATAAAAAACAGCCGTTTAAAAAATTTTTATCGTTACTTAAGGCTCTACCCAACAGTGACTATATTTCTGTTCGAGATTTAGTTGAAATTTACTTCCCTTTATCTCCCAATGATGATGAGGTGGCTCCAAAAGAGAGGAATTTGAGTGAACAGGAAATTAAAAAGGTAAATGATAACTTTTTGAAGCAAAGATCTACCGCTCGCAGTAAAGAGCATATAGGTATTCCACCACCACTGAGCAATAAGCCGGTTAAGGCAGTCAAACCAAGCTACCCTGAACCCAAATACCCAACGAAAGTTATTGAACCGCAAAATGATAATAATTTGATTCTTGGCTATCCAGCATCTGAATGGATAATAGGATTAATGGTGGGTGTAGCATTGTTGATCGGGTTGATTTGGTTGCTATCGTAATTAAAAAAGCACCCTAGGGTGCTTTTTTTTCATCATCATCTTGATCTAGGCTTTGTCCTAAAGCATCAAAAACAGCTTTAGCAGCTATTTGGGCTAGGCGTTTACGCTCCTCAGCATCTCCAATAACCAGATGTGAGGTATCTTTATCAAAAGAAAGGAATGGTTTTGATGCTGACTCAGACCGAAAACTGTGTTCTAAACGAGCAATAATCTCTTGATTCATCGAACGAGTATTTTTCTTAGCTTCGTCAGCGATTTTGTCTCTCAGTTCTTCTGACCAGCGTAGATTGTACTGGACTGTGAGATGACCACCATTTTTACTCATGGAAATAAACCATATACCGCAAATTTAACATAGATATTAATTCTATTATTCGGGTATTGACAATACTACCCGATTAATTCTATATTTAATCATACCCGATTGATAGGAGTATAAAATGGGAGTGTTATCGAAACCACAACGCAAGATGCAGTTTAACTTGCGAATTGAACACGAGCTTCATGAATGGTTAAAGAAAGTAGCAGAGGAAAATGAAAGACCGGTTAATTATGTAATTAATCAAGCGATTAAGAATATGCGTAAAGAAATTGAAGGTGCGAAAGCATGAAATCAATAGACAACAAAAAAGCCCGTGATCTTGGCGGACAGGGCTTGATTGAAGTCGCAATCTACAGGAAAGACAACATGTCTAATTTAACACAAAACTTTTTAAATCCAAATAATAAGCCATTAGTTATTGGTGATTTTACCATTCGCCAAGATGAAGAAGGCCGTTTTATGTTGGGTGACCTTCATAAAGCAAGTGGTGGTGAAAAGAAACACCAGCCATCTAACTTTTTAAGAACTGAGCAAATTAAAGAGTTAATAAATGAAATTGACCACTCTGCAAATTTGCAGAGTTCAGATAATGACCACTCCTCAAATATGAGGAGTGCTGTAAAAGTAGTCAATGGTGGTGACAACAGAGGAACATATGTAGTTAAGGAAATTGTTTACGCATATGCAATGTGGATTAGTCCCAAATTCCACTTGATGGTTATCCGAGCTTACGATTCACTTGTGATGGAGTGGTTGCTTAATGGAAAACAAACTATCTCACCAGAACAAGCTGGCATTCTTTATAACATTGTTCATACAAGAGCAAAAGGTAATAAAAATTTGATTGTGCAAATGTGGAGTCGTTTAAAAAACCACTTTAAATACTCAGCAAGTTACCGAGAATTACGAGCTATTCACTTTGAGGATGCTAAGCATTATTTAGAAGTTATGGATTTAAGGGCAAAGCCAGAGGAAAAGAAACCTCAAGATCCTTTATTTGATAAAGACGCCTATGAGCTGGTTCGCAAACTTACTGAAGCAGTCATCATAGAAAATGATGAAATCGTTCCAGTTCTGCTGGCTGTAAAAATGCTTGATGTGAAGAAGTTCGCGTATTACTCACACTTAGTAGTGAAAGCGAATGAAGCAGCACGAGATATTGCTAGATTGTTGGATTTCAGGAACCTACAAAATGAGCCGTTGATCGATGCAGACTGTTCGGTGATAGCCATGTCTAATGGACAAAGATTTCTAGCACGACCGAACTGGTTTAACTGCCCAGCTTAGTAATTATTTTTAAACAGAACCCACTCATTTGAGTGGGTTTTTTAATACCCAAAACAAAACCCCAGTAGCGCTAACTACTGGGGTTTTTCATTCCACCCACCGACGAAAGTAAGAGGAAAGTAAATCTATATGGAGCATTTTAAACCAATAGTGGAGCTTATGAAAGTGTCTATTGAAAAGTATGGCTTATGGCAGACAATTATTGCCTTTTTAATTTTGTTTTCCATACCAATTCTAATCTGGAAATTACCTGAAATCATTGCAGCGATTAAAGCCTAAAACCGACCTATCAATGGTCGGTTTTTTATTACCGAAATTTTGGAAGCAAATATGACGGATAAATCCAAATGGTTTGTTTTTAAGAAAAATGATCAAGTTTTTGGATGTTTCAGGATTAAGCCTTTTTCTGATCCTGAATTTGGTGAGGCCTATAAAATGCTTTGTACCAAAAAAAGTATTTTTAGAATGAGTGCCATGCTATCAGCCCAAGAGTTTGCCAAAATTATCGCAACTCATCTTATACAGGATTGGGAAAATATTGAACTTTCAAAAACAGGAATAGCTGGTGAAAAAGAAACGCGTTATTCGCCAAAATCAGCTTATCAATTATTAATGTATGGAGATCTAGGGGCTGAGATAACTTCATGGATCTTGGAAAAGTCAAAAAGTATTGCCTAGTTAAGTCTCGATTTATTGCCGCCGTTTATGGCGGTTTTTTATTGCCTAGAGGAAAGTCAAATGGCTCAAGAAGCTCGCTTAGTAATTGTTATTGATTCGGAACGTGCGAAACGCACTGCACAAGACTTATCAGTTGAATTGGATAGCATCACCAAAAAAGGGGATTTCGCCTCGAAATCTATGGACCGGATGTCTGTAGCAACTCGTGCACTAGCAGGGTATATGGCTGGTTTATTAACAGTAGGTTCAGCCATTTCAAAGATGGATACATATACTGGACTACAAAACCGCCTTAAGTTGGTCACTAATAATCAAGTTGAACTAAATAAAGCTACGGAAGACACTTTCCGAATTGCTCAAAAAACCTATTCAGCATGGGATTCTGTTCTACAGGTCTACCAGCGTTTTAGTGATAATGCCAAAACTTTAAACCTCACAATGGATGACACAGCACGTTTAACTGAAACAGTTTCTAAAGCTGTAGCAATTAGTGGTGCAAGTGCAGAAGCTGCTGATGCAGCTTTAGTTCAATTCGGACAAGCGTTAGCAAGCGGCACATTACGTGGTGAAGAGCTTAATTCTGTAATGGAGCAAACACCAGCTTTAGCAAAAGCTATTGCTAAAGGTATGGGTATTACTGTAGGTGAATTACGTTCAGTAGCTGCTGAAGGAAAAATCACTTCACAGGAAATCGTTAAAGCACTTAAAAATGTCCAAGATGAAGTTGATGCTCTTTTTGCTAAAACTGATATAACAATCGGGCAGTCTCTCACACTCCTAAACAATGAAATTACTAAATTTGTAGGAGAGGCTGGTAAAGGAAGTGGAGCAGCACAGGCTTTATCAGGATCGATTCAGTTACTAGCAAATAATTTGAATTTAATTGCAGACAGTGCATTTGCCATAGGTATTGGCTTAATGACAAAAGCCGTTTTAACAAAAACGGTTGCTGTACAAGCGAGTATTGCTGCGTCAACCAAACAAGTGTTTGCCACAATTGCTGAACGTAATGCAAATATTGCAGCAGCAAAAGCTGAAGTGGAATCTGCGCTTGCCGAAGCACAAAGTACGCAGGTGACACTAACGAACATCAAAGCTACTCATGCTCAGATCATGGCAGAAATAGAACTCGAAAAAGTTCGTTTAAAAGCCCAAATCACTGAACAAGGTCGCACGGCTACCATCACACGAATGGCTCAGCTAGGACGATTACAAGCTCAAGTTGCGTTAGAGGTTGCTGCTGCGGAAACAGCACAGTCTGCAGCTTCATCTAGATTATCAGCAGCCTTAACAGCGCAATCTGTTGCTACTAGCCGTTTAGCTTTAGCAAAGTCAGCGCTTATGGCGATTTTTAGCCCAATGGGTTTAGCAATTGCAGCAACAGCCGCATCTTTCTATTTACTAAGCAGCAGTTCGGATGAAGTCAAAGAGTCTCTTGCAACACAATCTGACTCGGTTAGTGATTTAACAGATAAGTACATAAAGTTAAATACTGTGCAAGCATTAACAGAGGGTGTGCGGTTACGCAAAGAGATTGAGCAGCAAAATGATGCAATTGATGATGCTAGTGGAGCTATCAAACGTTTTGCTTATATCCAAAAGGAATTATTTAAATTATCTGGCAGTGATTATGAAGATTATCAAAATGCCATTAAGTCTATTGCTACAGGTGCAAGCGATGCAGGTGATCTCTTAAAAAAGATGATTTCATCTGGTCGTTTTAGTCAGAATCAAATTGATAAACTCATTGAGTTCTCTAGTGCAGTAGCAGAATCAAAAAATAAGATTGAGCAAGGTAATACTGCTCTAAAACTCTTAAATGCTACTTCTAGACAACATGTTGAGGTAACGGCCGAATCAATTAAGCAATTAACAATTCAAACAAACTTAACAAAAGTCGCTACTCAAAATTTCACTGACATGAAAACACAAATGCTTGATTCATTACGAGCACAAGTGGAATTCATTCGGTTAAATGGTGGTAGCGAAGAACAAGTTAAATCGTTGAATAAGGTAATTCAGGCATATTCTTTAAATCAAATTTCAGCAACTGATGCTGTGAGTAAGTTCAATAGTACAGCCAAAATTCCTGCTAAAAATATCAAGGGGTTACAGGATCATGCTACTAAAACGGATCAGTCTAAAATTGCGTTGAATCAGGCTAATGCAGAGCTAAAGAAACAGAATGACTTGCGTAATGAGTATCTAAAGCAACATCAAACTGTACTTGCTGCTCAACAAGGAGAAACAAATGAATTAAACAACCAAGTCGCTGCACAAGAAAAGTTAAATAAATTACGAGACAATGCCAACAAAGATAATCTGAAAAATGATTTTCTTATAAAAAACACCGCTGCATTTGGTGGTGGTGAAAAGGGTCTTGATAAGGCGCGTGCAGCATCAGAGTTTTATACCACCAATAAAATTCCGATGACTAGAAGTTTAACTGGTCAGGAATATGCAATTTTTGAGGCTTGGTATAAGAAGCAGAAAGAAGTCAAGGACTTACAAGAAAGCATTTCTGAGTCTACCAGAAAGCAAACAAAAGAGGTTGAAAAACAAACCAAAGAGTCTGCCAAACAAGCTGTTCTACTTGCGGGGAATAATGAGCGAGTGAGAAATATGCTTCGGGTTTACCAATCCTTCCGTAATGCAGGCTTAGGCGATAAACAAGCTCGTGTAATGACAGCTCAAGTTGGACGAGAGACTGATTTTAGAAATGAGGCAATGTTTGGTAGTCACAAAGATGCCAATAATGGTTATACCAACACAGGATTTTTATCATGGCAAAAAAGTCGCTCAACTAAATTAATGCAGTCTTTACAAGGGCAAGGAGTCTTGGATAAAAACGGTAAAATCCAGCAAACTCAAGATGCATTAGATGCAATGGCTAAACATGCTGTGCAAGAGGCGATGACCGATAAAAGTTATAGTAAATCTAAAGCAGCTCTTCTTAATGACGATTTAGACTATCGAAGTTTAGAGAGAGTCGTTGCCAAAAATTTTGTTGGCTGGGACTATGATGGGAAAAAGCTTGGCAAAGCTAAAGCTTCACAGCATTTAGCCAAACAAGACTCTTACTATAATCAGCTTAATAAAATTTTAGGAGATAACCCCGAAGTAGCGTCAAAAGCAATTAGTGATCTTTCGAAATTCGAAGATGAAGCATATAAGGCACGTGCAAAAACTCTTGAGGAAATTAAGCAGCTCCAAGCAACATATGATTCAGAAACAGTTGCTAGAAGCAAAAAACGTGAGGAGGAAATCAACAAAGCAACCATTTTAGGTCAATCAAATTTAATCCCAAAAATTAATGAGCGTTATGATGCTGAAGATAAGTTAGCTCAGAAGCAATTTGATTTTGAAGTGAATGGTTATAAGTGGACTGAGAAGCAAAAGCTTGAGTACACATATGAAACCAATTCTTTGCGATTAGTTGCTGAGGGTAAACTCTCTGAAGATCAAAGAAAGGTTGCTTTAGGTGGCCTGGAATTGCAAAAACAGCAAGAGTTAGGATTACTAAAACTTGCTCAAGAGCAACGTTTGTTTCAGGCTGAGCAATTCATGCTGGGAGAAATGGAGCGTATCAAAAAACGTTATGCTCTTGAGTATGATGAAATATCAAAAATCACTGATCTTGAAGAGCGTAGAAGGAAGATGAGTGCATTTCAGGCTGATTTTATTCGTAATGGTGTGGGGAATCCAACAATTGATCAGTATGATACCTCTAGTCAGTTTCTTAAATCGACAAACTACACCAAGCCCAAGCAAACCAATATGCAAGTATTGGATGAAGATTACGCTCAAACTTATCAAAAGTTGAAAGATAATCTTGCAGCTGTTTTGGAGTCTGAAAAAGCTAGTTATCAGGAACGATTGGAGGCGGAGCGCGTATTCAAAGAAGCAAGACAGCAAATGGATAATGAGTACCACCTGAAGGCGATTGATGCAAGAAAAGCAGATCACGACAGTCAATTGCAATTATACAGTCAGATGATTTCATCTGCTTCAAGCACATGGGGAGGTTTAACTCAAATTGTTAAGGATGCGCGTGGTGAAAATTCACGCTCTTTCAAGGCAATGTTTATAGCTCAACAATCCTTTGCTATTGCTTCTGCGATTATCTCTGCTCATTTGGCAGCTACACAAGTAGCTGCTGATGCAACGATCCCATTTTTTGGGGCAAAAATTGCGGCTTCAACCGCCATGCTTGCTATGGGATATGCAAATGCTGGTTTGATTGCTGGGCAAACAATAGCTGGATTCTCAGATGGTGGTTTTACCGGATCTGGTGGGAAATATCAGCCTGCTGGTATTGTCCATAAAGGCGAGATTGTATGGTCCCAAGAAGACATTAAAAGATGGGGGGGAGTTGGTTTAGTTGAGAAAATGCGTAAGAGTACAAACCCTGAAGCTTTTCTCAATAACAATGCCTCGGCTGATAGTGTCATGCGCCGTGCAATGATGAGCTCTAATGCCTTTATAGAAAGCCAAAAGCAATCTGATATCTTTAATCAACCGGTTCAAGATACTCAGATTATTTATAAGGGTAATAGAAGCGTACCTATCACTTCTTCTTCGGCCAGTTCTGATCTATTCCACGATGGCAAGGTCTACTTCTCATCAAATGGTTTTGTTCAGGATCGATCAAATCTTGAGGATGTTCAAGATTTCACGATGGGTCAAGCTGCTCGACCTCAAGCTGAGATTATGCCTTCAATAGAGCCTGCTTCACCGACAATCAATTTCAAAATTGAAGTGATTAATCAGGTGAGTGGAGCAACAGTTGAAGCTGAACAATTAGACGAGCAAACAGTCCGGATCATTGTTAAAGATGAACTGGATAAGCAGCTTCCAAGAACGGTACCGAAGCTTGTAAGTGATCAAATTGGTAATCCAAACTCAACTATTAGTCGGTCTTTGGCTGAGAATACAACAGCAAGACGGAATCGTTAATCAATAAAACCACCTTTCGAGGTGGTTTTTTATTACCTGAAGGAAAGTTATGTACAAGTTAAAGCTAAATCCCCAGACCAGCGGCTATGGCGTAACGCCGGGTGATGATGTGAAACGTCAGCAGATGGATGGCGGTCGTGGGCGCTATTACATCGATGTAAAACGTAATAGCCACATTGTTGATGTGAACTGGAACTTAAGTAAAACCGATTTCAATAAAATGATGGCGTTCTGGCGGGTCTACCAGAATAAGCCGGCTTCATTTTATGCGGATCTGGTGATTGATCAGGGAGCACGGCAGCAATACCTATGTAACTTCATTCCGAACTCGTTCAAGACCAATGAAGTGAATGGCAACCTTTACCGGGTAAATGCACAGCTCGAAGTTGTTCAAAACCAGCCTAACCTTACGGCCGATATAGCTTTGATTAAGGATTGGGAGGTCTAATGGATAACGAATATGCCAAATTCTTTTTCAATCGGAAAGTTGATGTCTATCAACTGGAATGTATTGAACTATCACACCCTTCTTTTATGAATACTTACCGGGTGGTCCGTAATGATGACCGAGGTGTTTATGTTCAACATAAGGAGGGATCCGGTCAGGTCTATTATGAATTTTTGCCAGCATCTATTCAAAGATCCGGAATGCTGGGTGATCTGGACCAGACATTAACCGTTTCTATCTCTGGTCTAGGTGATGTGATGCCTGATGAGTTTGAACGGGTAATCGAAGGGCAATATCCAGATGTAAAGCCAACCGTAAATTACCGGATTTACAGTTCAGACAATCTGAATTCTCCAATGTTTTATTTACTCGGACTGCAACTCTCCAGTGTTGCCATGAACCATAAAGCTGTGACATTCAAGGCTGAATCACCAAGATTAAATACTGCGAAGACTGGAGATATCTTTTCGCTTGATCGTTTTAGTGGTTTGAAGGGGGCTATATGAAGAGTCACGATCATTTGCTCGATAAGCAATATGACGAGGAACACTACAACTGTGTTCACTTCGCACATGAAGCTGCAATGGATCTATATGATATTGATCGAGGAGAGGCGCTTGAGTTTTTTATGAAGCCCGTCAAAGAGAAGGTATTTCTGCCATCAAGATTGAAGTTACTAAATCCATTGCCCATGCCCAAGGAAGGCTGCATAGTCGCCTTTCACTCTAGATACCGAAACAAGCCCCCACATGTGGGGCTTTTTCGTTTGGGGCGTATTTTGCATTTGCAGGAATCAGGCGTTTCATGGATGCCAATTCAAGTCGTTCAAGCATTTGGATTTAATCGTGTGAGTTTCTATGATTAAGATTATTTATAAACAAGACCCTTTATCCGAAGACAAAACAATTGAACACGCCGAAACTTTGGGTCAATGGCTTACTTCAAAATATGACCATATGCCTGAGCATGTCCGTATTTTTCATACCATAAGCAATATGGATCATGCGGAAATTTCATTTGCGAATGAAGTCACACCGAAGAATGCATATGAATTAAAGCAGTTAGATTTCTTACCGGGTACTTTCATTGTAATTGAGAATCCCAAGGGTATGGACCCCATAACTCTAGCTTGGATAGTGGTTGCTTCTATAGTTATGGGGGTGGCTGTTGCATTATTAATGCCAGTACCATCAATTACCCAAACCAACCAGAATAACAATCAATCCTCGTCTGCAAATAACGAATTATCAAACCGTGACAATAAAACTCGCGTAAATGGTCGTATTGCTGATATTTACGGAGCGGCTCACGATACTCCCGATCTAATCGCAGTGCCTTACAAGGTATATGAAAACAATGTTGAAGTAGAGCATGTTGTTGGTTGTATTGGTCGTGCCCACTATAAAATTAATGGTGCTTATGACGGTGAAACCAACATTGTCGATATTGCCGGTGCATCGGTAGAAGTCTTCCGACCAGGTGTCGATATTGTTTCAGGTGAGCCATATTTCTCGCTTGGTACCGAAATTACCACGCCGCCACTAACGGTTCAGCATCAAACTTCTGTTAATGGCCAAGTTCTCCGTCCAGCAGATACACAGTCTTTAGAAGGTACGAACTACCTTCATTTTGCATATCCAAACGAGATCCTTCGGGCAACGGCAAACAACACAGATTTAACTACTAAGTTTGTAAGTAATGACCGTGTAGAAATCACCAATGCCTCATTCACGTTTAATGGCCAGACTTATGATTTAAACGGCACTTACAGCGTTTTATCAGTGGCTGATGATCGCATGACGTTATCAAATCCGGCGGCTGTTAATGCTAACTGGTTAAAGCTTAAAGAGTTAAGTACCCAGCAAACAGCAGCTTTGTCACCAAAGATCAGTTCAATAGGTGAAAAGTGGATTGGTCCATTCATTCTGGACAATGTCGGACGAAGTCGGGTGCTATGTAACTTTGTGGCCACAAATGGACTTTACACAGTTTCTTCAGGTGGAAATCAGGGGGCTGTTAACGTCACGATTGAAGTTGAAGTAACACCAGTTAATGAATCTGGTGCAGCTATTGGTAATCCAATGCTGAAGCAGATCATTTTGAAAGGCTCGGCAAAGTCACGTCAGACCGTTGGTGCAACACTTGATATGGTCACGTTTCAGGGGCGCTGTAGCGTCCGTGCACGCCGTTTAACTCCAACTCCGGCAGTTACAACAGTAGTTGATGAAGTAAAGTGGCAGGCGCTTTACGGTGCTTATCCTTTGCAAAGCACTGTATATGAACATGAAACAGTTTTTCGTGCACGTACTTATGCAACCACTGGAGCTTTATCTGTTAAGTCCCGTAAGATCAATTTCGATCTTCAGCGAATGTTGCCGACTTATAAAAATGGGGCAATGACGACAGAGCTATTTCCAACATCGAGCTTTGCTGATGCTTTAGTATCTATGGCACTGGACGACAAGATTGGCCGCCGTACGATTGATGAGATTGATCTTGAAAACATCTATCGGACTTATAACGATGTAGTTGATTATTTCGGTACACCACTAGCGGCTGAGTTCTGCACCACTATTGATGATACAAACCTATCTTTTGAAGAGCTGATCACCAATCTATGTGATGCAGTGTTTTGTACCGCATATCGGCAAAACAATAAGCTCAAGCTTTATTTTGAACGGCCAACCGATAACTCGGTAATGCTGTTTAACTTCAGGAATATCATTCCGGATAGTTACAAGCATGACCTGACCTTTGGCGTGATGGATGACTACGACGGACTGATCTATGAATACACGGATCCGACCGACGATAGCCGTATCAATATCTATTTGCCAGACAAAGGAGCAAAGAACCCCAAAGAAGTGAAGTCTGTTGGTGTACGGAACAAGTGGCAAGCTCATTTCAATGCTTACCGGCTCTGGAATAAGCTTCGGTTTCAACGTAAATCCATTACCTTTGATGCGGCACCAGAATCAGAATTACTGGTTTTACGTGACCGGATTGCTGTAGCGGATTATCGCAATGGTATTCATCAAAGCGGTGAGGTGGTGCAGCAAGAGGGTTTAATTCTCACCTTAAGCCATGATGTTGATTTCATAGCAAGCAAGAGCTATGTGATTTATCTGCAAATGAGTGATGGTACCGTGGACTTAATTCCTGTTACGCCGGGTTCAGCCAAAAATAAAGTGGTTTTAGGGCGTTTGCCGAACAGGGCATTAAAGCTGAGTCCAGATGATTTTGTAAATACTATCTACACGGTAGTAAATGACGATACCAAAGGCTCATTGCCTTATCTGGTTGCAAAAAGAGAACCGGCTGACCAGTTCTCAAATACCATTACGGCAATTAACTATGATGAGCGCTATTACCTCAACGATAAAGACTTTATTGACGTGCCGGTTGATGATTCTCCAATTTACATTCGATATGACCAGCTGGATATAAATCTGGCACGTTTATATCAGATGCAAAGAGGGGATTTGCCAACGACTGGCGAAATCAGTTTTGTAGTTGAAGCCGGTGCACTGGTTTCAAGTTCAAGTTCTTATCGACCGGAAACTAGATTTGTCTATAAATTCGACTATAACTCTAGTCCTGCAAAACGAGAGTATATCGTTTCAGCTGCCTCAGAATTACCTGCTATTGATACTGGTGAGTTCCCACCTGACCTGGTGGTAAATCTGACGATTAAAGGTGCTGTAGTTGGACGTGGTGGAGATGGCGGGTTGCCACATTTGGCATTTGGTGCATGGTCTACCGATCCGGATTACAACTTTACAAAAACCCGTCGTGATGGTTTTCAGGGAGCACCCGGTCTATTAAACCGGCACAGTAAACTAAACCTGATTATTGATGGTGGAACTCTGGCTCGAGGCGGATCTGGTGGCGGCGCAACACCAAGTGGTATTTATACTGGATTATCGTATGGAGTTCAGGGTATACCCGGTGGAGCTGGTGCGCCATTTGGACGGGTCATGACGGGACAGCCGATTTCAAATGACTCGCAAGACTGGCATTGGTACTTAAATGGCGACTTTATGGTTGTCAAAGTAACCGATGCTGAAGCTGCAGTGCCCGGTAAAGGTTATCGAACCCAAAATGATCGTTATGGATCTCCATTGTCTGGTGATGGTGGAAACTGGGGCCAGCGCGGTACCAAATCAACCAATGATGGAACGTGGAACTGGCAATACCATGGCACAACTGAAGGCCAGCCGGGACCGGGAGGACCTGCTATTGTGGGAGTTGCTCCACTTACAACCAAATTAATGAATGGAGGGAAAATCTTACAAACCCTTTAAACCTTAAAAGAACTTTGAGCACCCAATTCGGGTGCTTTTTTATTGTCTAAAAATATCTGGAGATATCAATGGAACCAGTTTCAACAAGCGGTTTAACAGCAATTTTAAAATTTTATGGTGCAGCAATTATGGTGACTTTAGCGGTTGCTTTAGTTGCGGCAGTTGTTTTAATGACACGAATGCCACGCTCTCCACAGGAATGGGCGGTTGGCTTAATCTGTACAGTTGTATCTAGTTTGGCTGGCGGATCATTAATTATCATGAAATTCACACTTCATGCGTGGGCTACTGACACATGGGGATGGTTTGCAATAGGTGGACTGTTCTTTGTATGTGGATTGCCTGGTTGGGCATTAATCAGGTGGGTTTTTAATTTCATTGATAAGCAGGAAGGCAAAACGATTGTCGAAGTAATCAAGGAAATTAAAAAGGCCAAGAATGATATTACAGGTAGCTAATCATGAACATCGAACAATATCTTGATGAGTTAATTAAGCGTGAAGGTGGATATGTAAATAATCTTGCTGATCGCGGTGGTGCAACAAAATACGGAATTACCGAAGCGGTTGCGCGTGCAAATGGTTTTAAAGGCAATATGAGAGATTTGCCACTCGAAACTGCAAAGGCAATTTATAGAAAGCAATATTGGTTATCACCACGTTTCGACCAAGTAAATTCTATTAGTCCAGTTGTAGCCGAAGAGCTTTTAGATACTGGTGTGAACTGTGGGACGGGATTCGCAAAGCCTCTACTACAACGTGCATTGAACTTGCTAAACAATCAGGGCAAAGCAGGTTGGTCTGACTTATCAGTAGATGGGGTTTATGGTCCAGCTACTTTAAGTGCACTTAAAACATTTTTAGCCAAGCGTGGCAAAGAAGGTGAAAAGGTATTAGTCCGTGTCCTTAATATCATGCAAGGTCAACGCTATATCGAAATCTGTGAACGCAATCCCAAGCAAGAGCAATTCTTTTATGGCTGGATCAATAACCGGATCGCATAAAATCGTTATGTGCAAACGTACTAAAGTTGCATCGATTATCACATTGCTGTGTTTAATCTTCTCCGGTTGCACAGCTCACACTATTAACACGTCTGTAAATGTTGGGATTTGTGTAAAAGCCCTTTAAGTAGGGATTTCACTTGTGAATAAATATGCGCAAAATACAAATAAAACAAATGCTTTTGCGCACATTTTTTCTCAAAATTTATTTCTCAACTTCATAAATCAACAAATCATGAACTTTATCGAGTGTATTTTTTTGATTTTCAATAGCTAATTTTAATTGATTAAATGCAATTCTATAAGCTTCATGGTTTCCACTATCAATTGACTTCTCCATCCAATCCAACTTTGACAAAAAATAATCACGACGATCTGTAGTCCATTCTTGTAACTTTTCAATTGTTGCTTCTGCATTATCGTGACGTTGCCAGAGCAGGTGAATATCTTCAGTGATCTTTCTTCTTGACATTGTTTTAAATCTCCATTAATTTGAATTTACTGTCGTATAGACAGCTTAGAAAATACTAGATGTATCATTTACTAGCGCACAGCTAGCTCAAAACCCTCTTTAATGAGGGTTTTTAATTTTTAATCTAACAGTTTCTCAATACTCTGAATTTCTTTAAGACGCTTATCTTTAATCACTTTTAAATCTTTAAAAACATTTTTGGGGATAGGTCTAGAACATTGAAGCCAATGCGTAATACGTCTCTCATCTACTTGCTTAATTTCAGATAGTGCATCAGCTAAAGCCTTTTTCCAAGATTTTCCAAATAATGCAATTCCAACTTTTTCCAAAATTACATTTGGTCTTTTCGCATAATACTTATTTTTAAACTCTTCTTCAGAATCTGCTTTGAATGTCAGATTGCCAAATACATCACTTTCAGATAATTCAATTAACTCATCATATTCCGCTTTTGAAATGTGATGTGTTCCAAAAAATTGAATCCAGTAAAGAGTAGTTTTGCCTTTTTTTTGAGCATACAATTTTGGATTGAACACTTTTGAGGTATCAAGACACTCTACACGAATATCAGTCCGTCCTTCTAATTGCGCTGAAATTTGATTATCAATAATAGTTTGAGTACTCATTATAAAATTCCTTTGGTTGCCCCTTTCGGGGCATTTAAAATTATAGGTTAGATTCAACTAGCTTTTGAAAATCACTAAATTTCACAGTTGCTGGAATTTCTTCTTTAATGAATTTTAGAGCACTTTTAATTAATTCAGCTTTACCGCGACTATCTTCATCTGCGTAATATTTCATTTCTGAATCTTTAGCAACTTCAGCAGCCAATACTTCAGCATCATATTGATCATTAGTTTTTGAGGTTTCTTTTTTTGCAAGTTCAGCTTTAACAAACTCAATGATTTCAGCTTCATTTTCAGAAGGAAAAACTTGTTTACCATCTACAGCAACAACAGCAGATTCACCTGACCAGTGCATAGACACTGATACATTCTCTTTAGATAAACCATTTAAGCCATTTTCTTTTGTGAATCCTAAAGTTTCCAATTTAGTCATTAATGTTTTCATTTTGTCTGCCTCGCAGTTCTGAGTGATGCACTGTGCTTCTCTCTATGTACTAATTATGTGCAAATATAATTGCACAGTCAAGCGCTGTTTGCATTATTTTTAATCTTTTTTATACTTTCATAAAAATGGAGACAGCAATGCAAGTCATGATCATGGTTTCGGAAGCGGGCAGGATGGAGCACACATGCAACCTTCTTGCCGAAATAAATAAAAAAGGTGAAGTCATAAAGATTTATGACCACAATGGAAACGAGCTAAAAATTAACTTTTTAAATAATGAAGTTTACTTTAATAAGACTTGGTGGCAATTCACTAATATACAATCACTTATCTAGTTGGTAAAGTCTTGGCATAATCTGCTTTTATTTGATCACAATAATCTGCCCAGCTTTGCATCATCTCTCTTCTTTTCTCTAAATGTTTTGTCCGGTTGTATGCTCGACCATGCATATCTTTAACTTTGTGAGCTAATTGCTGCTCAATAATTTCAATAGGGTAGTTAAGTACTTCCTCTAATATTGTTCTTGCAGAAGCACGGAAGCCATGCCCGCAAACTTGTTCAGATGTATAGCCCAATCTACGTAATGCTTGGTTAATTGTATTTTCTGACATTGGTTTAAGTTTGCTAGTCATAGAAGGGAATACATACTCACTTTCCCCATCGGGATCATAAGTCAGTTCTTTTATTTTCAGCAACAGTTCTTTAACTTGTCTAGGAATAGGCACAAGGTGTTGTACGCCAGTTTTATTTTTTGTTTTTGGTGGCGTATATCTCCAAAGATCAATTTCTAAGTCAATATCTGGCCACTTTGCATAACGCAGCTCACCAGGACGAACAAATACATAAGGAGCAATTTTTAAGGCCATTTGGGTAATGAATGTGCCTTCATAAAAATCGATGTCATAAAGTAGTTCAGCAAATTCATTCGATTCAGTCAAAGCTGATAAATGTTTTACTTTAGGTGTTTTTAAGGCACCTCTTAAATCTTGAGTTACGTCTCTCTCACACCTACCAGTGGCAACGCCATATCTCATGATTTGTCCGCATTTCACTTTAACTTTTTTTGCTGTCTCTAATTTTCCTTGTTTCTCATAAATGCGGCAGATATTTAAAACTTCTACTGGGGTAACTTTATCAATAGGTTTTTTTCCAATATTGGAATTTATGACTTGAAGTAATCTTTTATGACCACGGATAGTTGACTCAGCAAAATCTTGTTTGGATTCCCATTCTGCAGCAACAGCAGCAAAAGTATTTTTCTCTGAGTTTATATGTTCTTGTTCAACTCTTTTACGTTCAACTTGTGGGTCAATATTCTGAGCCAGTAAAGTTCTAGCTTCATCCCGTTTAGATCGTGCATCTGCAAGACTTACTTCTGGGTAAGAACCAAAACCAATAGTATTTCTTTTTTTTGTATATGGGCGTGAGTAATCAAAACGCCAAAATTTATTTTGGTTTTTATCTATAAGCAAATAGAGACCCGAACCGTCAGATAGTTTCAGGGATTTTCCATTTTCTGATTTTGCTTTCTTTATCTTTGTATCAGTAAGTGGGACAACGGTTTTAGGCAT